GTCCACCCTCAGCTTTGTATATTCTGCCACCCATAGCAGCTGGTTTACGTCCTTTAAAATCTTTTCTTTTTACACCAGAAGGATCTTTGATTTTACCAGCGCAAATTTTAGAAGCGTAAGCGTTAGCATATGCTGACGGATACACTTTAAATTTTCGCTTCGCTGCCGATTTACCTCTAGGACATAGTTTAGTCATTAAGCTTTCCTTGCTGTTTGTGCAGCTCTTCTAAAGTTTGCTGCAGTTGGTGAACCTTTAGCTCCTTTTTTTCTCATCTTCTCTCCAGAGCCAGCTTTGATTCTAGCTTTTTTAGCTGCAATGTTTGCGTACAAACCTCTACCAGCCATTATGCTTTACCTTTTTTCTTAGACATTATAAATTTTCTAAGACCAGGATTTAATTTAGACATACCTCCGCCCATTTTTTTTACTCTGCCACCTTTCATCATTTTTTTAGCTGATGCTGCTGCAGATTTCATGGACTCAGTTTTATTATTATCTTTATCTAAATCTAAAAAGTCAGGTTTAGATCCCTTCATCATAGGTTTTCGCTTCATCATTCCGCCACCCATTTTTTTTACTCTTCCACCCATTTTATATCCTTTAGGTGATACTTGTTTGTTGTATAATCTATTTGCCATTTTTATTTCCTCCGTTTTTAAAAATTTGCGTTCCCTTTATACCATAAATCGACGCCACGACAAGGATCCAAAGATTTGTGAACCATTTCGGAAGCTCTGAAAACATCTCAAAGAATAATGTTACCTTATCCATAGCAGTCGGATCGTCCGATATCACTGCCCAGGCCAGAATTGCTATCGGCGCCGACAAGACCAATAAAACCGCCTCGTCCTTCCAGTCCGATTGTCGGCTTTCTAGTAATTTTCCCTGGTAAGCCTCCTCACCTCGGGCCATTTTTTCTGCATGCATTAATTGTGCATCAGACATAGCTTGTTTTGTTCTTTGACGGTTAGCATAAATCTTACTTCCCGTAGACATTGCTAATTTAATCGCTGATAACCACATATTAATCCTTTCTTATAATTGAAACCGCATCAGGTGTTTTATCTGATGGTGGTATTGTTTTACTTAAGATAGTTTTTTGTATTGAAGTATCTGCACGAAGATTTGCAAGCTCTTCATTCTGTTTTAATTTTTCATCTTGGTTTTGATCATTCATCATAGCTCTCATTTTATCAAGATTTATTCTTTCTTCGCCTTCTTTTTGTTTTCTAGCGTTTTCTTGCGCCTGTAAATCTAATTCTCTTGCTCTTAATTTAGCAATTGGATCATTATCAAACTGTGAAGTTATTTTTTTCTCTTCTTTTGCATAGTCGTCCATCATTTCTGACACTAAAACTGCTTTTCTAGCTTCAATTTTTTCTTGTAACATTCTTGCTTGTTGTTGTAATTGCGGATTTTGCATTGCCATTTGTTGTATTTTCATTAATTGTGGTAATTCTTGTCTAAATTCTACTTCAATTTGTTCTTGAGCCATTAAACTTATGTGTTCAAGTATGTTTTTTTGTATTGCAGCGCCAACCATAGGTGCGTTTTTAACCATATTTGTTTCCATAAAGTTTAAATGAGCTGTAATGTGTGCTTGATGGTCTTGTCCAGGAAATGCTTGAAAAGGTTTTCCAGCTAATGCATCGATATGTTCTAGTGCTGGGTCTTTTGGCATAGGTCTTTCTGGTCTTTTTAAAATTAAATCAATATCTTTTACCCCCAATGCCTCATACATATTACGATAGACTTCGTATTGATTATGTATTTGAGGGTTTGAGGCAGCCAGTTGCATTTCTGTTTGAGCTAAAGAGATCCTTTGGGTTTGGCTAAAAATATTTGGATCAGCAACCGGTAAGATGTCTACACGATCGTCAAAATCAGTTTGTTTAATTTGATTTTGTCCACCAATAACATCGTAGGGGTAAATCGGAGGTAAGTATAATTTAAATACTCTAGCTAAAATAGTAAATTCTTTTTTCATCGCAGCATACATTCGTTTATGAATCGAAGACATTACTCTTGATCCTCTTTCCAACATAGCTACTGTCGTGCCCACTGCTGCTTGTTGGTTCCCATCTCCTACTTGCAGGTCCGCTATGGAAGCGAATCGTTGTCCTGCAGATACCACGACACCCATAAGTTGTAATAAAGTTTGAGATGGTTCTTTAAACGGTAAAGTCATAAATGCATCTTTCAAATTTCCACCTGGTGCATCTACATCTCTAAATTCTCCTGGTTGTATTGACTGCGCTTCATCTCTCATTTTAATTCCACGCATCTTAAATCCTGCTGGTAAGTTTGACAGAGTTCCTGCATCTAATAGTTGTCTAAGAGCTGCAGTCGCTGTTCTTGATAGTCCTCCGATCATGTGGGTTAATCCAAAACCGTAAAATCCTAGTCCTGGTAAAAATTTAAAATGTACAAAGTAATTAATTTTATTTTTTTGTGCATCTCCTATTTCATAATTTCTTCGAATAGATAAAACTTTTCTTGTGCCTTCTTCAACAGTTATAATGTATGGAAGTTTAATTCCTGTTGGTTCATTGTTAACTCCAATGTCTTCAAAACCCTCTAAGTCTAAATTAACGTGACACTCTAAAAGAGTATACACTCTCTGATCCCTGCCTCTTGATGTTCCATCTAATTCTCTCTCTGCTTTTTCAGACGATGTTTCATCCATGTATGCAGGATTAATTTCTATATCTCTATAAAAACCACCCACTTGTTGTTTTCGTAGTTCATTTTCTGTCATACGAACTCTGTGTATTACAGATTCGCAATCATCTAACGATGTTGCAGTATAAGGCACAACAATATCATCTGCAGGTACAAATTTTGAAACAGCTCTTTGCATAATTTCATCATAGTAAACTTTTTTAAATGATGATCCTGCAAGTGGTAAATAAAATAACATTTGATCAAACTCAGCTTCATACTCTTTCATTTCATTCATTATCTGATAGTTCATAAATTGTTTTACTCTTTGTGACTGAGCTTCTTTATCTGGAGTTGGCATACCTATTATTTGAGTTCTAACAGGACCTTCGGCTGGTAATAATTCTTTGTAAGCTAATGCTTGAAACTGTGTAACTGCTTCAGCAAGAACTGGGTGTGTTGCACCACTTGCTCCTTTAAATGGCTCTGTTCTATCATCATAATTAAAACCTAAAAGTTCTAAACCTTGTGTATAAGTTCTTTCCCAATCTTTTCTTGAAGATTTGTAATCTGTATAATTTTCATACATTTTGCTTCCCAACGGATCCAATATATCATCCGGTAACAGTTCAGCTAAGTTTGCAAAATGTTCATTTGTTTGATCTAAACTTCCAAGTCTTGGATCAAAGTTTACATCAACACTACCATCTTCGTTTTCTTGAACTTCTACTGGGCCTTTTTGCTCTGACTCTTTTTCTATTTCTACTTGAACGTCTTCTACGCTAGGAATGTTGATTTCTTTTCTTACCTCATTGGGCAAAGCTTTGTCTATTTCTGCCATTTATTTCTCCAGTTTTACCGTCTTAACAGTATTACCTTTAACATTCAACCCTTTCGAGTTTGGACCTTTTTCAGGAGGTGGTCCTGATTTCTTGCCACCCGCTCCTAGTGGCTTGTCTATTAGACCTCCTTTTGATGCTTTTACAATTTTTCTGTTTCTTCTAATTTCTTGTTTAAGATCATCTATTCTTCTTTTTTTCATTTTAGGATCTTTCATAAAAGGACCCATAAACATTTCAAAAAATTTTGGATTTAAATTTATTGTTTCTCCGTCTAAATTAAATTTAACTGCTTCATCAGGATTAACTGAAAACATACCCCCCATTTCAAAACCAGCTCTACCGCCTAATTTCATTTCACTTCTCATTTCTGCTAAAACTAATTGTATAGCTGATAGCTCTGACATATCAGCACCTATTTCACGCACACGTCTTTCAAATTCTTTTTTTCGTGAAGGGCTAAAATTTTTTGAATATTTATCTGTTAGTTCTGACATTAGTAATAAGTTCTTTTCGTTTTTATAATTTGCTCATCTCTATAATCTTCAGGATGCGGTACCAACCCTCCCTGTCTAAATCGCATCACAGCCTGAGTCATACTATCGACCAAGTCATCGTGGTCACCGTATGGAAAAGCAGCACACTCCTCAATCACCTCTTCTGCAAACTTTTCATCAGGAGTCCATATCATACCACTTTCAAACAAAGGTGCAACAGCATTTACTCTAGCGTGCTTGTCGTTTCCTTTAGAAGGAGTATAATTTACAACAGGTATACCCATATTCCTCAACTCGTATGTAAGTGGTAGTCCACTGGCTTTAGCCTCAACTAGAACAGTTTCTGGATTCCAGTAATCATATTGCTCTTTTGCTATTCGGCGAAGTTCGGGAAACTCGTATCTACCTTTTAGTGCATCGACTAATATTAACTGTTGTGGACTGTCTTCGTTTTCACGAAATACACCCCATGTAGTTATAGCACTATAGTCGGCTGTTTCTTTTTTCATAAAAGCGGTATCGTAAGATTGTATAACGTGTTCTAATATTGGCATCTCTTCTTTTTCCCAAATGTTCCACCACTCCCGTTTAATGATAGCTCCCTCTTCTGATGTTGGGTTTTGCATCCATTGTGCGTTCCATTTGCCAAGTGATAAGGATGCCTTTACTGTTTCTAATTCTTTCAGCTTCCAATACTCAGGCCATACCGGTTTACCTGATGGCATGATCGCTGGGAACTCTACAACCTCCCACTGATCTGCTTTTGCTTCTTTTTGATGTTTTAATAACATACCTGTTAAATCTTTCGTATTCCATCTTGTCATTACACAAACGATTGCACCACCCGGTTGAAGACGTTGTCTTGGTCCTGATGTATACCATTCGTATGCTCGCTCCAACGCTTGATTGTTCATAGCGTCTTGCTCTGAGTGTGGATCATCAATTATTAATAAATCTGCACCACGACCTGTTATTGCTCCACCAACACCTGATGCAAAGTATTCGCCACCTTGCTCGGTTTCCCATCTGCCCGCTGCTTGACTATCCTCTCTAAGTCTTGTCTCAAACACTTGTTTGTAGTCTTCGGTATCCATCAGCGTTTTAGCTTTACGCCCGAATCTTATTGCAAGTTCTCCGGTGTGAGTAGTTTGAATTATTTTTAATTTTGGATTACGCCCGATCATCCAAGCGGGAAGCAAGGAGCTAGCGAACTCTGATTTGGTATGTCTTGGTGGCATATTTACAATTAATCTTTTTATTTTACCACTTGCAAGATCATTAAATTTTTGTGAAATAATCTTGTGGTGTTTACCTTCAATAAACTCAGGCCACATATGCTTTGTAAAGGAAAGAAAGTCTTTTCTAACCTTTGATACTTTTTTCTTTTCGTCTAGCTTTACAGCCATTTTCATAAAGTCTTTTCGGACATCTGGTGGGAGCTTTTTTATTTTGTCTAAATCAATATGCATTTTGAAAAAAATTTTTTGTAAAATTTTTTGGTTAATGTTTCCAACGATTGTTAATTTATTCGGTATTCTCTTAGAAAGCAATAACGAATTTGAGGTCATAAACCGTACAAATCTCGCAATAATAACTAGTGTTAGTTACATCTTTCTCGAAAAAAAGAATTAATAAATAAGAACTTTTGTAATTTTGGCTTTGCTTTGGTACCTCTATTAATTGGCCAGATCCTAGCAACTCGCAACGAGGCGCAAACAAAAAACCCTGCCACGCGTGGCGCGTGGCAGGGAACTAGGGAGTTTTAAAGATTATTTAATAATGCCTATTATATTCCCTTGACTATCACAAGCCCAACCTAAAGACTTTTGATATTTTATATATTTAGGTAAAATATCCTTGTCATATTGTTTTATTACTTCATCATAATTAAGATGTGAGTATTTTGGCATTTGTTGAACGTATGCTTGTTGATCGTCATTTAAACAATCAAACCAATCATGACCGACATCCTCAAGATCAATGCTCTTATAATAATACTTATGAGCCGACCAACTTGGCGCTTGATACTCTAATATTCCATATTTTTTATTCATTGTTTTTTCTCCATTTGTTTTTTAAATCCTATAATCTCCCACAAGTAAAGTCAACTATTTATTTTTAATGAGTCTTATTTATTTTTAATGAGTCTCTAGTTTCCCGTCTCTCAAATACTGTTGCATAAATACCACAGCTTTAGCTTACACTTACCAGTTGCAAGAGACGAGGAGCGGGGAACTTTTGAGCATCTTCCAAAGGTTGTAATTTGCAAGTAAGTGACTTTTAATGACTTTATAGATTAGAGCCATTATAAACTAGAATAACACACGTTTTAATTGAATAAATGCGCCTATAAAATAGGTCAAAAAAAGTTTGTTTTTTAGAGTACAAAGAGTTGACATATATATAGGATATTATAAGATTTAATCTTAATGAAAGGATATAAAACAATGACAAAACTACATCACACAGAATATAAAAAAAATTATAAAAATTATATTTTGTCAACAATTGAAGAAGACGGAGAAGGGAAACCATTAAAAACAGATCAAGAGAAGATTAATTATATTTTTGATAAGTTTTATTCTGAATATGGTTTTATGGTTGAGAGAGTTGGAAAACAAAAAGCAATCGCGGAATGGTTAGGCGGGCTGGCTTTAAATATTGAGTATTATTATGATGATATTGTTAATCTAGCTGTCAAAATGGGTTCAATAGATCCTAATCCAAGCGACAAATTAAGGTCTAAAGTTGAACAAAATTACTGGTTGTTTATGGCTAATATTATCTTAAGTTTTGAACCAAAGGAGAATAATTAATATGAACATAGATAAATTAAAAATATTAGTTAAGCCAAAATATTATTTTGGTTACTTACAAGGTGTTACTGTTCATATAAATGGAAAGAAATTTCCAACAGAAAAGAATTTTGTATATGCACATAACAAGGACAATAAAGCAGTTCGAACTGCTTTGATTGATGGTGGTTATACTGAAAATTATGAATTAGTAAAATCAGCATTACAAAAAGAAATGAACCAATAGAAATTATATTAATTTTAATCAATAATAATGATTGACTTATTATATAGGATATTATAGTATTCAATCTTAACGAAAGGAAAAAATGAGCGATACATTAGATAGTAGGGATTTAGAAGAAGAATTGAATAATCCTGATACAGACAACGAAACAAAGGAGGCGATTAAAGAGTTAAAAGAAGAATGCGAAAACTATGGTTGGGAACATGGTATTCATTTTATAAGTGAGTATTATTGGGAAGATTATTGTAGAGATTTTGCCTCCGATTGTGGTTATTTAGAAATAAGATCAGATACTTTTAACCCATTAGAAAATTGTATTGATTGGGAAAAATGGTCTAACTTAATGAAAATGGATTATTCGGAAAGCACATTTCAAGGTAAAAATTATTATTGGAGGGGAACATAATTGACTTATATATAGGATATTATATAAAAATAAATGAAAGTATGAAATATAAAAAAACAAAAAAGAAAGAGAGGAATAATGGAAACAATAAAAATAAATGCTTATAATTACCAAGACTTGAGTGATGATAGCAAAGTTCATGTAAAAATTTGGCTTGATAAATTACCGTTTGATTATGAAGACGAAGATGAAAATGGTAATATAGTTACAAAATTAGATTATCCTAGTGATTGGGAAGAAACTGACATCATAGAACATTGTCAAGCTAATGGATATTTATTTGACAAATATGGTAAATGTGTTCATCAATTAGAAATAAAAGAGGGGAAATAACGATTGACTTATATATAGGATATTATATAAAAATAAATGAAAGTATGAAATATAAAAAAACAAAAAAGATTTTAAAGGATTTGTGCAGGATGTTTAATTTTGTGCGAATAAATGCGGTGTTAGTAGCGGGGATTGACCTAACCAAAGCATCGCATTTTAAACTAACAAGCGAGCAAGCGAGCGAGCAGAAGGGATAATATGATAACAAATGATATGATACACGATGAGGATTTTGAAGGTAATTATTTTTCAGACGATGTTGCTGTAAAATATGATTTTCAAAATGGTAAAATTAATACTGTGGCTTTTTGTATTTGTCCAAAAACAGCAGAAGATATGGCAAAAAGTTTAAATTTATTAGATCATTTAGAACAAGACGGAATAGAATTAAAACAACAAGCGAGCGAGCAGAAGGGATAATATGAGAACTTTATATTTAGAAGTAGGTGGAGTTAAATCTTTATGGTTGATAAGTGAAGAGTTTAAAAAATATTGTAAAAAAGAATATCCAGAAATTAAAAATGAAAATTATTTTAATGGTGATGATGATTGTTGGATTGATGGGTTTATTTCACATTTAGAAAATAAATATTGGAATAAAACATTTTATTATGAATATGAGCATAAAACAGATTCATTTTTAATATATGAAATAGAAATACCAGATTATAAATTAAAAGAACAAGCAAGCGAGCAGAAAGGATAATATGAAAGATCTTAAATGGATAATAATATTTAGCATTACATTTGTTATTAGTTTTGTATCAATAATAATGTTTGCTTTACATCAATGGGCAACAATGGGGGTTGTATGATGTTAAGACTATTAATGGTATTACTAGGTTTTATTGCCTCAATGCTTGGGGTAATACTTGCAATTCATACAGAACACGATATATTAGGTTTATTAATTGTTTTTGGTGGTATGGCCTCAATAACTGAGGGATTGCCAAATTAGAAAGAAAAAATAAAAACAGAAAGCGAGGAATAAAATGTCAAAATGTCAAATGTGTGAGGGTAAAGGATACTATAATTTATCAGCAACTTATGATGATATACATTCAAGAGTTCAATGTAATTATTGTATGGGTGATGGATATGAAAATGATGAAAAAAATACAGAAAGCGAGGAATAAATGATAGACTACGAAAAAATGATAAGACAAACACAAGATATGCAACTTAACTCAACTTGGAGTGGGTCAGTATATGCTTTAAAAGATGTTCTATCTTATGTTGACAAAAACAAAGATATTGCAATAAGCTCAAAGGTAATAATAAAAAATTACCTAGAACAAGAAATAAAAAAATACAAGGATCTTCAAGGTAATACCGAAATTGGTAAAACTCTTAAAGGTATTGAGAAGAAACTTGGAGTAGAGATAACATAGAAAGGAAGACAAATGAAAATAGGGGATAGAGTAAAGGTAAAAGATCAAGATATATTTGGTAAAATAATATACGATCATGGAACAGAAGTAGTTATAAAAGATGAAGATGCAGAAACAAATGATAATCAGTTATGTTTTAAAAAAAGTGAAATAGAAACAAATGAAAACTAGAATACATGTAAATCAACATAAGATTAGAAGTAATAAAAAACATAATTTAAATGAACCTGTCATAACTGTTAAAACCTCTAAATCTAACATTTATGGACATGAAGTAGAAGTGTTGGGGTCAAGTAAAATTATATACAGTCCCGATAAACCATTAAGTTGTGGTGCAAAAGTTTGGATTGAAACAGAGGGAGAAGTAAAAATAAAATGATAACAAAACAAATGGTAAATAAATATTTAGATGATGATTACCATAAATGGATTGCAAATGTAATTACTGATATTTGTAATAATCCAAGTGAAATAAGTATATTAAAAAAACAAATAAAAGAAGATTGGGATTTAAGAAATATGCTTAAAAAATATAATAAGACTTCAATACCAAAATAAAAAAATGAAAGCTAGACTACTAGAGAAAGAAGACTTGTTAAAGATGGTGGAACCACACCATCTGAACGAGTTTAAGAAATGGAAAGTAAAGGATTTAAGAAATCATTTTAATCTTACACATAAGATTAATGGCAAGTATGAAAATAAAAAAGGATATTGTTTCAAATGTTTAAAACCATTAAGACCAGATTACACAGTGTTTGAAAACTATTGTTTAGATTGTTAATTTTTCCAAATAAGTCTTAAAATCTTCAGTTATAGGTTTAATCTTAAGACCATTTTCAACAAGTTCGTATATCTGACTACCTAAATACATACAAAATTTTTTATTTTTAACATCTTTAACCAATATAAATGTGTTTTTAGGGTGTCTTATGTGAAAAGAAATTTGATGAGGGGAAAAACGTATTTTATTGCCAGATTTTACAATTTTAAGTTCTATAGTAAAAAAACTATCATTAAAATACCCTAAAAGATCCGGAGTGCCGAGTGCAGCAGAATTTTCAATTCGTGTCCATTTAATATTAGGTGTATTCTTTTTGACATATTGCCAAAACTTACTTTCATCTTTCACTGTTTAATTTTGCCTGTAAATTAAAATGTATAAATCTAAACGGATCAATACCATCATCAACACTAAATTGATGGGGCAACCAAGAATTAAACATTAAAAGCGTTCCACGTTTAACTTTTATAATCTGTCTTTCCATAGCTGGACATAGTTTAGAGTGGTCTCTAATAGGTAAGTTTAACATCATACGACCTTGACGAGGATCATGAAAAATTGGTTTTGATGTTCTTTCAGAACAATCAACAAAATAAAAACCAGATATGTGATTATCCCAGTGAACGTGTGTATCTTGATGACCCCCACCCTCAAAAGCAAACTTTTGTATCCACATTTCAGTGTAATTTAAAGAATAATTATCTAAATCGAATCCTTGATCTATTAAAATATTTCGAGCAGTGTTTCTTATTAATAATTCAAAATTGTAAAATCGCTTATCTTGATATAATTTTTCGTCAGAATGATAAGACAAGCCGTGATCTTTTATATCAGTTTTATATTTTTTTTGTCTTTCTATAATTTTTTGTTGTGTGTTTTTTATGGCTTTATCTGTATGTTCATTACAAACATTCATAAAATCTTTATCATTTAAATATTTTGGTATTTCTGCTTGATAAATAAATGTGTCAAATAAAGAAATTGTCTTTAATTCGGTCATTAAAGAACAATCCCACCATGATCTTTAACAACTTTACCCATTGGAGCTTTTTCTGGTATAACTTGTATTACTATTCTATGTGTTTCTCTATGACCTATAATTCTATTTTCTAATAATTTAATAGATTTAATATCATGAAATACACCATCAGAAGTTTGAACTTGCATTCTAGCATTTTTAACTGTTTCTGCTTTCAAAAACTTATCTAATACTTGACGAATTAATTTCGCATCAATCATAAAGTTGACTTGTACCTTAAATTACTCTATACGTCAACATATGGGAGTTCCTAAAAGATTAACAGAAAAACAAATTAAATTTGCTCAATTAGTTGTTGCTAATGAAGGTAGAATGAATGGCACAGAATGTGCAAAAGAGGCCGGTTATGGTGAGGCGGCAAGAATAAGAGCTTACGAATTACAAAATCCAAAAAAATACCCTCTCGTAGTTAAATACATTGGTGAGCTCCGTGAAGAAAATCAAAAAAAGTATGCGGTAACTTTTGAGAGACACATCACGGAACTTGCTAAAATAAGAGAGAACGCATTAAAGAAAGGGGCTTTTTCTGCCGCAACTAACGCAGAGGTTGCAAGAGGTAAAGCTGCCGGATTATATGTTGAACAGAAAATTATACGAACCGGTAAGATAGATGATTTGAGTGCGGAGGAGCTAGAAACGAGGATGAAGGATATTATAGATCAATACTCACCTATTCTTGAAGGTGTTGAAATGAAAGATATGACAAAAAAAATTAAAAAAGATGTTAAAGAATCAAGGTTGCCAAAATTAAAAAAACTTAATTAATTTTTTTAATTGATTGTATTACTGCCGTTGGGATTATGGTTGTGTTGCCAATACTATCAAATGTAGGTTTATCTTTTGTTTTTATGTAATCTGTAAATATTCTTGTAATACCATTTTTTTGACTAACAAGGTAACCTTTGGAGACACACGTTGGTAGTTCTTCTTTGTTTAATGATTTAGTATCAGACCAACCAGCATCCCCTTCGATATCACTCCATTCAATTTCCACAAATGGGTATGCCTCAATCTTGTTTCCTAAAGATTTTAAATTGAGAGGTATAATTTTTTTGTTCTTTATCCTTCTCTTTGTTTTTCTCTTCTGTCTTCTTTTTGGCATAATAATATCTTGGATTGTGTTTTGAATTAAATTTATCCCAAAAATCTTTTTCTGTCATTACACTTATTACACATTTCTTCCACATTTTTAAATGCGAAAAAGTGTTGGTAATTGCGCCTTTCTACATTTTCCACATTTTTAGTTTTAAAAATGTGGAAGCTACTTTTATTGTATACCAACGTTAATAATCGATTTTTGGCTTTTTTCCACAAATAAAGACCTAAAAAACTTTTGAAGACTTACACGACCAAAAACATTTTGAAAAGTGTGGAAATGTGGAAATCGTCTAGTTTCCTTGTATATCAACAATTCTAATCATTTTGACTTTCCACATTTTCCACATTTTTGAAAAAAAAATTCATTTTATGCGGGTTTTTGACACCCGTTTCCACACTTTTGCCCCTAAATTTCGTAAAATCGACACAAAAAATTTTTGCAAATGTCATTTTATGGGGTTTTTTGATACCCTCTTCCACACTTTTGGTTTGCAAAAAGTGCGGCTATTCTATGATTTCGCCACATTGTTGCCTTAATCTGTATACTTATGTCGCAGTTTTGTATTTTTTGTACAAAAATTAAAATTAAAATTTGACACTTACATTTAAATGATTATAAGGGATTATATGTTAATAAATAAAGAATTAAACCATTTAAAAACACAAACTAAAAAATTAAAAATGTCCAAACAGAATAGAAAAATATATTTTAAAAATATAAGACATGATTTAAAAAATCCCAATAACATAAATTGGGAATTTATAAATCTTTACGGACCATGTCTTCTCAATAACAAAACTGTAGGGGCTGACACAGGAACAAGATCAGAAAGTCTACCTAATTTAAGTCAATACGAGGGCACTTATGAATAAAAATAAAATAACCATAACTCTTACTAAAGAAAAAATAAAACAATCTGCATCTATGATAGATATGATGGTATCCACTGGTAGTTTATACGAACAACATCCTATGTATATTTTAATGGATGAAATTATTAATGAATGTATTAAAATTAAAAAACTTAAGAATAAAAAAATTTAAGAATTATAGTATTGGTCAATCTTTTTTAGCCACTCCCATTTCCACTTCCGAAACTCGCTGCCATTCACTAGAAACCTCTGAAAGAAATTATCCGGTGTACACATCAAAATAACACCCTGCTCGATCCTCGTTCCATAGACTTGGTCATGCGCCATAGCGTATGCAACAAGTTGTAATTTATAATCATCTATCCACTCGGCACGTTTGGGCTTGTTCGATTGCTTGAAGTCTATTATACTTTCGCGTCCTTGATAAATTCCACACATGTCAGTTTGACCAGCGTATAGACCCGGATAATGTAGTGTACACTCGACGCCCCATACTTCCTCCAAGTCACTAAATCCTTTGTCAATAATCATTTGACCCATGCTACTCGCCTCTCGCCCCACGTCGGTTAAATCGAGCACCTTGCCACCTTTAATATAATGTTCGAGATACGTGTGCATAGCAGTTCCCCTAGTTGCCGCTACATTTTTAATTCTATCTGCCTCAACTTCGCCGACCCTATCTTTCCAACGAGATAAAGATTCTTTCTTATCTTCAGATTCAGTGGCTTTTAATATAGTCGTGACACTAGGTAATTTCTCGTCATTAACATCATATTTACGTACTCCATCAATAGAAGATCTTACGGTCTTCGGATAATTATATAGTTTATTCCACTTCATTATTCTTTCTTTCTTCATACACACGTATGATGTTAAATATGTCCGACAACCTTACTTGATTTTTTCTTAAATTGCAACCAACACAACAAAAAACTAAATTATCTAATTTATAAGTTTGAGTTGCATCTAATCTATCAATAGAAAAATTAGTTGTTATCTTCGGGCCACGTCCATTAAACTTTCTATCTTTTCCAACTAACACTCTTTTATAAGTCCAAGGTTCTTTGCAATATTCACAATTGCGACCATGGTCTTGTATATATAACATGAGCTCTGCGTAAATTTCTTCTTTAGTACATTCAGGCACCCATTTAAGTCTTGCATTTTTTCTTTTATGTCTATAAAATATTCCATTAATTACTTCCATGACATAGCCTCTTTCTGTGTTCATATACTTATATTCTGCTAATGCAATTCTCTCTTTATTTTCAAACCTATACACAGCTTTTCGTTTTTTATCGCAAGGTATGCAGCAGAAATTATATCTACCATTTTTACTTAAGTAGAACATATCTAAAGAAAAATATTTTTTACAAATTTTACAAATTTTAGTTTTACTCACTCTGGATTAATTATATTTTCTAGTAAAACTATTTTGTTTTGAGCTCTTACAATTTCATCTAAATGCTGTTCAGCTTTTGTATATAAACCGTTAAACAAAGATTCTGGATGCTCGTCATTCGTTTCCATATTCAAGACACTTTTTAATTTTTTTTCCTCATCAATAATTAAATTAAATTGTCTCTTTATTATCGCTTGTATTGTTTTCTTGTTCATTTTTTTTAACCTCCTTCAATTTTTTAAGATCTTTATATTTAATAGAATCATTTACGTTGCCAGATACAGATATCCTGACACAATCACTTTTAAATGGGAACACCCAATGTTTTAACGTTGCAGGAAATATGAACATATCTCCTTCTTCAGGAAAGAAAGAGTGATGGCTTATGTAGTTTCTTGGGCCTTCACCATATATGAAAGTCAATCCACCGGGTCCGGCGCTACGACCTTTGTACTTATTTCTTTCTTCTATTAACTCTTTAGGCATTTGCAAAAATATAACCCAAGACAAAGTACCACCGTGATCGTGTGGTGGATTAAAATCACCGGGGCCTTGAAAGTTTGCCCAAAGAGCCTCTATTAAATACTGTTGCTTAAACGTTTCTCTTGTAGCCCCTACCTCTGGTGCCCATTTAAGTTGCGCGTCTGCATACATTTCAAAAATTGTATGAAAGAAAGGTTTAAACATTTCTATATTCCTAAAACCAACTTCTTTTGTTATAATACCAGCTAAATTTTTTTCAAAATCTTTGTTGCTAGCATAAGCTTCTTCTAAAAATTTTTTACGAAGATCTTCGGGTATTTTAAATTTAACTAACAAAGGCCCCCATCTAAACATTTGATAGTCGAGACGTATCTTTTCTCCTTGACCTACATCATTTTTCTTTATTTCGTCATCCATTTGTCTCTCTCCATTTCCATTAATTGTATATGTTCATTTAAACGATCGTTTTCTTTTTTAACATCCCAATTTTCTTTTTTAAGTTCTTCAACTTTTTCTTTTAATTTTTTAATAATTTCTTCAAGATCATTAGAACCTGACTTACTTTGTGTCATGTCTCAATTCCCATTTTTCTTAACATCAATATTTCAAGATTCTGTATTCTTTCCTCAAATTTTATCATATCCATCCATATTTCATTAATATCAATAAAAATAAAACATAGAAAACAAAGACAAATTAACAAACTAATTATAATCAACCAACTTAAAAATTTATTCAACAGGGGGTCTGGCATCTTTATCTTTCGTTAGTATTTTTATAGCACTTATAGGGTTTGGTTTATCTTCCATACCCGTATATATGCCAGCAGATATATTAATTATATCAGTGCTTGAGCAATGATTTAAGCTCAACATGAGAATCAAAATACTCATCAAATTCTTTATCATGTACCTCTCCTTGACTATTACACATTGGACATTGCACCACAACATCCACAGGTTTTTCTATGCTTTCTTTTAATTTTATAAAACCATTGCCAGAGCATCTAGGACAAATCTTTTTTTGGTTTGTCATCTTTTTTTTCTTCAATTGGTTTTAAAGACATTATCATTGAAATTAATTGATACACCTCTGCATATGGTCTTCTTGCCATATAATCTAAAAGCATTTTTCTTTGTTCTTCTGTTATGTTAAGCATTTTTAACCTTTCCGTTTAATTTTTCTGTTTTTTCATTTACTAAGATATTTACTAATTGACTTCGACTTACAATTGTGTTTGGCACGACTATACGCCTAAGTTTATCAATTTTTGTGTAAGTATCTTTTGATAATGAGACATTTTTATATTTGCTTATGTCAGTCATATATTGTACTTTCCTTTCATATCAGTTTTTAATTATAGGATAATATATAAATTTCTTTGAGAATGTCAACATGAAAATAGCATTAATTTTATATATTTGTTCATATGCTGCTGGGACATGTCTACCTGGGCATCAATGGTCCGGTACATTTAATGATATGTATGATTGTATGCAAACGGGATACAAAGAGTCATTAAGTAAAATGGAAGAAATAGGTAGACAAGAGGTTAACGAACATGAGATATTTATAAGATTTGCTTGTGTTGAACAAGAAAGCGCTGATACTTAATTACTCACAAATAAAACCTTGAATTGTGCCACGGCCATCGTTTAAATACCAACCATTTCTTATAGGGTCATCAAATTCTCTGTAATGAGATATTTCATTTCTGTGTTCATTAGCCATTGACAAACACTCATGAACTTCTATCGGTCTTGATAGATTGTATTTTTCTTGAATTAACGTCCCGTCGAATAACAACACCAGTATTATCAATGTTTTTGCCATGATTAAATTTTTTTATTAATTTATACCATAAATATTTATAATATTGATCTTTTGTTTTATTCCAATTATTTGCCGCCTCGTCTATTTTTTTTAAGAGTTTCTCCATTTGATGTCCCTTGTTCAATCACACGGTTGATACTATGAGCTTTTAATTCAACAGCCACACCGTAAGGTCGCCATGCTTTTTTCATTAAATTCAATTCCAATAAAAAAGTATTCCATTGACCTTGTGATATATTTTCTACATTAATTGTTACTGTTTTCATTTTTTTCAGCTTTCAGTTTTTCTAATTTATCTTTTAACTCTACCTCTTTTTTTAAAAGATAAATTTTCATATCTGATATTTCTAATAACCTGCTGTAAATGTCAGTTGTCTCAACCATTTTATTTATTTTATTCATTTATACCTTTCACACTGTTATGGGCAGTTATTACAAAGGTTCATACCCAGGAACCAAATTACTATAGGATATTATATCAAATTTGTCAACGACCTTGACCACGATATTTTCTTTTTTTTGTTCTTTTTGTAGATTTGTTTGGGCTTTTACTATGCCTTCCAGGGCGTTTACGAGGTTTTTCGTGTTTATATGTATTTACTCCGAAGAGGGATTTTTTCTTAGCCATTCTTTGTCATTTTCAGATAGTTTTAGATATCTAATACTTCCATTTACGTGTTGTCTAGTATCATTACCACAGTTTGTACATCTATAATAATCTGTTACAACTGATACTAGAACTGAGTCTTCTTCACAATTTTCACAATGTCCAACCACTGTATCTATGGATTTTAAAGATAGGTGTAACATTGATTTAGTTTTATCCGACAACTTTTCCACCCTTCCATTCCATATCTGGAAGACCTTCAGTGTATTTTTTACCATCAAAAGTAAGAACTTGTTTTCTATTTGAATCTGATTCGTGATAACTTATGTGGACCCATCCGCCTGCAGGATCATCCTTGTCGTAGTACTCCATGATGAGCTGGTCAAAATCAACGTTATTTTGTAGCCAGTAAGCTGTCTGAATATTTGGCACGCCAAAAATTTCTAGGTCGACCGCCTGGCCCTTCGCATGCTGCGAAGTTTTTTTCGATCCTATTGCTTCACATAACGCTTCACTACGATAGCCGCTAGTGATAGTCACAGGTTTGTCAAAGTGCGCACGTAAAGGTTCAAGAACCTCATAACAAAGATCACCTAAAGCTTTAATTTCACCTGACCCTGGTGTGTTATCGATTCCCCTACGTTGAGCGGTCATCGACTTAGTCATCTCTTTTAAAGTAAAGTGTTTACTGAGCTGCATTTTAGTTTGCTAATGGATTAGATGTAGATGTTTTTAATTCTTCTATTTGAACTTTTAATAATTCAATTTCTTTTTCATTAACTAAAATTTTAGTATGACCATGTTCAGTGCTTAGTGCTTCAACCTTTTCTTCTAACACAGCTATCTGTGCAGAATAGTCTATAGATGATCTACTTTCAATTTCATTAAGTCTAGTAGTAATCTCACCGTATTTTGTAAAACCACCACCTATTGCAACAACCGCTGCAATTAAAGCAGCTATTCCTGCGAGTTGATCTTTAAGTTTACCCATTTTTTAGTGCCTCCAACTCCAATAAGATTTGTTGTTTTTTTAATTTAATCTCTTGAAGTTTTTTTGCTTTAATTTCTATCTTATCATTTTGAATATACGTTGCAAGACTCTTATCTGCATAAATTAACCTGTTATCTATGAGGTTTAATTGATCTAAATATATGTCTTTTGGCTTATAAAACTGTGTATTTGCATATTGATTTAAAGATACCTGATCTGTTGTCATAGCTTGCATTTTAATTATATTTTTTATTTGTAGATTTTTTGATATATTTTTTATATCATTATCAACTTTTTCCATTACTCTTGCAAGATTTTTAACAAGAGCTTTTTTCTGTTGTATTGCTTTTTGTTCGGCAATTTTTTTGGTTTGAACAGAGGACTTTTTAGTAGTTTCGCTAGTAGGTTTCTTTTCTTTAATTGTTTCTTTTTTCTTTTCATCATTTGCTTGTACCATTTTTGTAGGTTTTTCCTCAACAGATTCTTCTTCAGCCATTTCTGTTGGCTCTTCTTCTATTATTTCTTCTTCAGCCATTTCTGTTGGTTCTTCTAACATATCTTCTTCCATCATTTCTTCTTCCATCATTTCCTCTTCTTGTGGAAAAGATTCTGTCATCATAGCTGGTTTTTCTTCCATCATTTCTTCTTGTGGAAAAGACTCTGTCATCATTGGTGGCTCATCTTCCATCATTTCTTCTTGTTCAAATGTATCATTAGCAAAAGATTCTGGTTCTTCATTGGGCTGCATAAACATAGGGGGTGGTTCATCATCCACAAAAGCTTCTTCTGTTGTAAAAGCTTCCTCGTTATCTGGCATCATAGGTAGAAAAGTTGCAACAATTTCATTAGACTCTTCGTACACCTCCTCCATCATAACATCGTCAGCAAACATAACTATGGGTCCATCTTCAAGTTCCATACCTTCGGGTTCCATCATAAACTCTTGGTCTATTTCCATAAAAAATTCTTGTATAAACTCTTCTGCAAATTGAAGCGTGTTCATCTCCATTTCCATTGGCATTTCCATTTCAAATTGAGGCTCTTCGTCAAATGTAAAAGTTTTTTCTTCTAAAAAAAATTCTTGCACATCATCAAATACCTCTTCTTGTAAATCACCTAAGGTATCTTGGACATCACCTAAAGCTGTTGAAGTGTTAGTATCTAATATAGTATCATCGTAAGTCATCGTAAGAGCTGCACCCAATAAATTAGGACCCCCTTTAACAGCTGACCCTGAGTTATTATCTGTGCCACTCCAGGACCAATCTACTTTATTTGATCCATGACCATTATAAATTACTTGATCATTATATTGTCCACAATCTGCAGTCTGTCCGCCAGAGTTTGATGTTGGATAACCATTACAGTTTCCTTGAAAACCATCAATGTCTGTTCTTGTTTGTGTGGTTGTAGATAAAACTGTACCTAATGAATCTTTTAATTGTATTGTAACTGTGTGTGAATCTGCATTTCCCGATTTACCTTCACAGTTTCCTGGTTGACTATCACAGTTTGCAACATCAATATAACTATTTAAAGTTATACCATTGTCTAACATTTCTTGTGTTCTATTATTATTTGTTAGTGCAATGTCATCAACAGATAATGTTGCTGTGCCAGTAACTTCAAAATCACCACCTACACTAAATTTATAACCACAACTAGATTGAGATGCAGGGCAAGTTACATCAAAACCATTTAATGTGTTACCATTGTAAACAGTGCCAGAACCACCAGGATTAATTTGATCTGTAGCATTAGAGCCCCAGTCTACGCCGTCACCTGCATTTGGAAGTAAATTATTTGTTGTGATTTCTTCTGCTGAAGTCGTAAGGGTTAACGCTGTCAGCAAAATTGTTAATACGATTAACCGCATATGCTACTCCTATTATCATTGCTAATATCCAAATCATTCTAATATTAAAGAAACAATTTTCTTTTCTCCCATATATACTTCAATGTTAGCTTTAGATTGAATACATTTATATACAACTCTATCTTTAGTGCTTTTGTCTTTCATAGCATAACGTTTTGCCTTAAGACAATTTGATAACGACTTGTGATAACGATGCTCTACAATTTTGTGGTCTTGTAAGAGCAAGAGTGCAAAAACCATTTCTATCATTAATGTTCTCCATTACCATTTCTAATTAATTTCTCTACATCAACCTGTAACTTAGATACTTGTTCTTTTAAAAAATCTATATTAATTTTATTATTTCTCATACCCTTAAGTTCTTCATCCATAGACTCTATTAATCCTGCCATATGTTCCACTAACATGAAAAGCTCCGCCTCCCCAGATGACTGACCTAATTCACCTCTTGGATATTTAATTCTAAACTCAGAGTTTTGTTCTAAATCTTTTTGCATTAACTCTATTTTTGTTGAGTGTTGATTAAGAGTTTCGTGCAATCCAAAGTAAGCCCAGGTCCCAATTGCAACCATCATAATCAAAGAGGCTACCGTTTTCATTGGCATTTGCACGGCAGCTTGTTCTGATATTTTTAATGGTTTAGTCATTTTTTCCTCATATAATGTTTAGACGGCTCATAGTTCCATCGTTTACCATGATGACCTCTTATGTCTGCATACCACATTCTTAATTTTACTATCCATTTTCTCACTGGTTTTGGCATTATCTATCCGGATTTAATTTTTCTATTTTAATTTTTGATTCTAGTTTTTTCTTTTCTCTCAGAGCTGCTTCTCTCTCTAATTTTTTTTCTTTTCTTTCTCTAGCTTTCATACGTTTAACGTATATGTCATAGTCAGGTCTTTCGTTATCATACTTAGACCAAAGTTTTTGTGCTTCTTTACCTATTTTACCATCAATTGGACATGGTGTTCCTGCTTGTATCATTGATTCAAACACTCTTTCGTCTTGACAAAGTATTGCAACAGCTGCGACTTTCATACCAAAATCATTAAGTATTCTAGCTAGTTTTAATCTTTCACAATTTTTATCTATAAAATGTTTCCCGCCACTAATTCCTAGTCCAAACGTCTGTACTCCAAGTGATCCACCTACAGCGCAAACATCTTGTGTCATACTATTATATGATGGTGAAGATGCTGATGGAGGTGCTGATCTTATATTTGAATTTGTTGTACTATTTGTAGTGCTATTAGAACTTGATCCAGATTGATATGTAGTAGTTGCAGTAGAAGTGTAACCACCTTCAATTGCGGTGTTAGATCCAGATGTATTTGTTTGTGTAGATCCAGGGTAAGCTGGTTTAATAAATGTTAATAAACAAACTAATATAATTAATATTCCTGTAAAATAATAATTCATACTTTTACCCATCGTATTTTACTTCATTTTCAAAAGATATATCTGTTGCATAATCTTTTTGTTTTTTATAAGTTCTTTTACATTTACAATCATTACATTTACAAATACCCACACTATTTTCTTGTAAATTATTTTGACAATGGCAATCGTTCTTACAGTTTTGACATTTACTCATCTTTTTTTTGCCAACTAAAAAGCCACCCTAGAAATTTTTTCCATTGTTTTCTAACCGGTCTTACAATCCATTTTTTAATCATTTTTTTTCTCCTCAATTTCGTAGAAAAATTTATCGGTGTCTTCAGTTATCCATTTACCGGAATCCTCTACGTTCCACTCTGATGTTTGTACCTTCCAATCAGGAATATTATCTTTCACAGTGAAAGATGGTAAATCCCATATGATTCGATTGTTAGGTTGTGCTGCATAATTGCCGTCATCTAAGGCTATTATGTGAGCGCACTTATGTTCGTGCGGTATTTCGGAATGCTCCGTATCTACTATATTACTCTCTGGATGTGCAAAGTCAATGGTAAAGAGATAGTTACCGTGATGCCATTTTTTATCTTTACCTATATATTTTCCATGTTGACCACTTAAAATATCATAATCAGTAATAGCAGGGTAATAACTAAAAGAATTCCAAAGTTGTAATTCATCAAGTCTTTTACGTGGAACAGTTGACGGTTCATAACCACGTTGAATAAAAGCCGTAATTGGGAGCCTATAAAAGACTGCGCCGTTTTCCATAATAGCGTGCCATAAAATAGCACGACCTGTAATACAGCTAATACCAAAGATAATACAATCTTCAACTTCTCCATGATGTTTTTTGTTATCATATAGATACTCCTTTCTTATTTGTGCGTAAATTGGTGGTATGTTTGCATTTAAATATGCCATAATAATTATCCATTTATTTCCCCCCAATTGTTTCCTGATTCATAGTCTACTTTATTAGGGATTTTTAATTTAACAGCATTCTCCATAATCTCAATAATTTTTTTAGCTTGATCGTTTGACTCTACCGAAATATCAAGTTCATCATGTATTTGTATATGTGGTACAATGCCCTCTCTATACAAATCTAACATTGATTGTTTAGTCATATCTGCAGCAGATCCTTGTATTAATTTGTTTAGTGCTTTGTATGTAAAAGCTCTTCTTATATTTGCCTTTGTAGCTTTAGGATATTTTTTAAAATATGCTGCCTCTGCATCAGCTTTACTCATAGGTGCAGTAAACTTACCATTATTCCATTCTGCTATTTCCCACTTGTCAAATCTACATTTTCTACCACCAAATGTTTTTATATAACCAAACGCAGACCCATCTCTAGATATTGCATCCATTAAATCTTTTACAAATGGTACGCTGTCATGATACTTATTAAATAATTTTGTTGCTTCATCCTTTGTAGACAAACCTAACTCTGCTTGTAGTTTTGCTTTACCCATACCATAGAACAGTCCAAGGTTAATTGTCTTAGCTTGTGTTCTAGATATATTAGCCATATCTGCAACAGTTTGGTGAAAGTCTACTTCATTGTTTTGAAATCTTTCTACTATCTCTGTAACTTCTTCATCACCTTTAAATTTTGTAGCCGCATAATGCACAACTAATCTTGGTTCTTGCTGTGAGTAATCAAAGCATCCCCATTTATGATTATTCTCTGGTATAAATAATGATCTAATCATAGGTCCTAGCTGCTTGTTTCTCGCTGGTATTTGTTGAAGGTTAGGATTTGAATATGAAAATCTACCAGTTACTGTGCCTCCACTATCACCCCTAATAGGATTTATATCTGCATGTATTCTACCTCTATGTTGATACTTGATAATCGTATCTATAAATGTAGTATGTGCTTTATTAATTTCTCTAGCTTTTGCTATTTTATTAACAATAGGATGCTTATGTTCTTGAAGAAAATTTTTAGTAAAGGAAGGTGCTTTTGATTTTGCAGTTCTTGCGTAAGGTAAATTTAATTTGTCAAAAACTTTGGCAATGCTTCTTGCAGCCCATATTTGAGGTTCTAGGTTGGTTTCTTTTTTTATTTCTAGGAGTAACATTTCTTCTTGTTTCGCTAATTCTTGTTTCAGTTTATGAGCTGCTTCAACGTCTACGCGCACTCCCTTAAACTTCATATCAATTAAACAAGGAAACAATTGTGTTTCAAGATCAAATACTTTTGTAAGATCTTGTGATTTAATTTCAATAGATAGTTTTTTAAATAAAGCTAAAGTCAGCTCTGCATCTTTCTCTGCATAAGAACCTACATACATTGCAGGTAGTTTCCACATCTCAGATTTTGCATCTATACCTGCTTTGTCAGCTGCTGCTCTTAATGCTGTCTCATCTTTTACTTGTCCAAGATAATCTATGGATAAACTATTAAGTGAATACCATAATCTATTCTCATCTACTAATGATGCCATAACCATTGTGTCAACAATATGGCCATTTATTTTAACACCGTATGCTCTTAACCAACACACATCATACATTGCATTGTGAAATAATTTTACATTTGGCAATGCACATACTTCTTTTATCCATCGCATTACTACAGCTTCATCAAAAAAATTTCCTTCTTTGTGTCCGAAAGAATAATAACCAGACCAACCTTCAACAGCTACAGCAACACCTACAATTTCTCCTTCATTTATTAATGCACCAGATCCTTTTGATTTTAAATTAGGATCTCTTGTCTCTAAGTCAATGGCTATATATTTATGATCCTTAAGATCAGGAAATGACTCAGGACTTATCCATTCGGTCTGTGCTTCAAACATTAACTATAATCTCTTTCTAATATCATTTCTAAATAATGTATTGCTTTCTTTATGTCTTCTTCTTTTCCCTTCGAAGAATGTCTGCATATATATTTTATAGCATTACCTTCCGCAAAAAGCAATTTGTTTTCATTTATAAACTCTGCGGGTTGGATCTTCATACTCTTGTAATGTTTTCCTCCAACTTGTTTTTCTAACGAATCGTACTCGACTCCTTTAAATATATCTTTATTTGTCATACTATTGGTCCCCCTATTGTGTAATAATAATCTGATGTTGGTTGCATAATATATAAGTTTTCTTTTGCTCTTGTTGTGCCTACATAAAATAGTCTGTGTTCAGCATCAGGATTTTCATATGCGCTACGATAAATAAATTCATCTTGCCCCTCTGTTCCATAATCTGTAAACAAACATACATTTTCACATTCTTTACCTTTAGACCCATGTAAAGTTAATAATTGTATTTTTGATTTTTCCATTAATGTATCTCCTCTTTCTAATAATGTTTGCATATATTCTTTTGTATCTTCTGGAAAATGTAATTGTTTCCAATCACCATCTATTAGTAAACCGTGTTCACTTTTTAATTTATCTAAATCAACACTTGTTTCACGTTGTATAGTTTTACCATCTGAATAACCTCTACGAACGTGTCCTTTTTTTACTAATAAATAATCATAAAGTCTTTCAGCTTCTTCAGGAGAAACAAAAGCTCCTTGATTTAATCTTGTCCAAACTTGATAAGCTTCTAATATAGAATTAGGTAAATATTTATTTGCTCTGCCTGTAAATCTTACACCTAAAAAATAAAAATGTTCTGAAATACTAAGTAATAATTTATTAGTCCTAGCTAATATCATCCAATGTCCTTTAGAAAAATCTATTTCATCTAATGTATAATTAGGATAAACTGTTCCTTCTGCATCTCTTGGTATCCATTTCTTATCGATTCTACTTGTAAGTTGATTTAGTATTTTAATTGCCTCTCGATGCACAGCTCTAGGAACCCTTCTAGATACCTCTTGATCATCTCTTTCACCCTCTTGTTCCATAAAATAATTAGGATCTGCACCTTGAAACCCATATATAGTTTGGTCATCATCACCAGCCATATAGGCTCGTTTACATTTTGATTTTATGTAATCAAAACATTTCCATTGGTGAGGACTTAAGTCTTGGGCTTCATCGAGGAAGACAGCATCGAGTGGAGGACACCGATCTTCCTCGACAAACTTGTTAATCATATCATAGAACTCAACCATGTTAGTTCCCTCTTTAAATGATTTTAAATCTGTTTGTAATTGTATTGTAGAGTCTACATCTATTTCATGATGTTTCTGTAATTCAACAGCAGCGTTTTCTATAGAAATTAATTTAGATCTTGAATATTGTATTATTTGTAAATGTGTATTTTGATATTTAGGATTACCTGCTGCATCAACAGTGGTTTCAAAAGATATATTCACCCATTCAGGGTATTCTTGTTTAAACCTATTCCATTTTTTACCAGTAAGTAATTGTGTATTAGCATCTATATTAGACTCCCTCATACCCATAGCGTGCATTGTTGATATGTATTTTAATTTACTATTAGGAAATAATTCTGTAATTCTTTCTGCTGCCTCCTCTGAGGCAGCTCTACTAAATGTAATGTATACTATTTTTTCAGGATCAGTAGTATAATCATTTAATTCTTTTTTTAAATAATAGTTTACTAGTCTATATGTTTTACCAGTGCCTGGTGGACCCATTATTTTCTTTACTATAGCCATGGTGATTTTTCTACTTTTGTTGTTCTAGGGTTTGGTCTTTCCAATTTTATCGTAGGCATTTTTAATAATCTTACAGTCTTAACCCCTACTTTAGGTGATGTTTCTTCTGCTTCAAATAAAGATTGTAACAATCTCATTGTTTTTTGTTTAGGGTAAGTTTTTTCTGCCCAAGATTTTGTTTTTAATAAAAATTTCCAAAAATCTTTAAATTTAAAATATGTAAAACCATCTGTATCTGTAAATGCAATACCTCGCATAACATCTTTAAGTTCTTTACCTGGAGTTTTGTTTATATAATCTGCTAGTATTTCTTTTAGCTGCACGTCTAATTTAGATGATTCTGGTGCAGGTATAGTTTCTAAGTTTGCAAATAATTTTATAAGTAGTCTACGCCACATATGTTTAGGCACTGGCATCATTGGTTTGCCTATTTGATTCATGCAAGCCAATGAAAATTTTTCTGGATCGTGTAATGTTGCATCATCCACCTCAACACTTTCACCATCTATTGAAGCAAAGTATATCGGTGGATCAGAATCATATTTTCTTATTTCATTTATTTCTGGAGTTGGTGCATTATCTCCTACACCAAATTCTTTTGTTGCACATTTTTTAGCATCACAAAAACTATGTATTGGCTCATCTTTACATTTATAATTGTATTCTTTACTATCTAATGAACCTATTAAAGTATTTATTTCTGTTGCATCCAACGGTGGTGTCATAAATTGTTTGTTATAAGTAAACATATGACTTTGCCATTCTTCTTTGTCTGGGTATCTTTTTTTAAGATACACTCCAACATTATACATACAGTTATTTCTTTGGCCATCAGGCACACCATCGCTTAGTAATGTAACTAAACAAGGAGGCATTCCTTTAAATAAATCCGTTTTTTCTTTTTCACTTTCTATTTTTAACTCATTTAACTGTTCTAAAGTTAAAGAAACTTCATCGTACAAATTAAAAAATTCTTGTAATTTTAAAACACCTCCATCTAAATTATATGCATATCTAACTGTTCTTTCATTTGCATGATAAGGTAAATTTAAAAAACTACCTGTATCTCCTCTATCAACTCTTATATAATCTTGTTTAGGAAATATCTCTGCACTGGCAAAACCCATTGCAGATGCAATAAGTTTTAATTTTACTCTCATTACAGTTGCAGGTACAAAATCTTTGGTAAATAAAAATGCATGTGCACCACCAGACTTTGATCGACATACAATCATAGGTATATTTTTTTGTTTTAATTTTTGTATAAATTTTTTGTGATCAAATGGGTAAGTGTCAATATCTATGCACCCCCACTTGCATTTGTTTTCTTTAGTAATAGGCACAATACCTAAAGCTGGATCCTTGCCTTCTAAATGTTCTCGCCATAATTTTTTTGTTACAGGATTTGATATTGTAAAAGATTTAGTTTTGTGTTTACCCTTTTCGCTAAATTGATCTGTTTTGACAGTTTGACCGTAGGCACTATCTAAGCCTTCAAATATTTTTATAAATTTATCTAGTTCTATCATTTCCACTCGGTAGCGTAGGCGGCTCCAGTCTCCCTTTGCCGCCTACTATTCACACTATTTGCTAGCTAAACTAGTGTAAAATTTTTTAGCACGTTCATATAAAGTTGCATTTTTTACTGCACCCTCTTTTATGACATTATAACCATACCACTGATTACCTTTACCAGAATTTAACACTGTGGTTAGTTTATAAGAGTGGCTAAATGATGGCGGTGTGTATGGACCATTCTTTCCGTCAAGTGAAATGGACATCATCATTGAATTCCATTTTCTACTTATCTTACCTTGTGATGAACTCATTGAAATTAAAGCTTGTTCAGCTCCATCGTCACCAACGATTAACACAAAGTGTTGTCCAACAGTTAAGATGTAATTACCATTTTCCAATCTATCTTTACCTGAACCATCTTTATTTGTTTGTTCTAAAATATCAGAGCCATCTGGAAAAATATTTTCTGGTCTACCAGAACCTGTTCCAAAATCAGCCCACTCTTGATATTCTAGTTTGTAATGGCAAGGTATTACTGATACCCCTTTTGCTCCATCATACAGTTTTTTTGTTACTGTATTTAAAAGCATACCAGGTTCTGCACCTTCAACGTAATTTTGATTACGTCTTTGCGCTTCTCCTGAACCATTTTGTAAAAGTTTTAAAATAGGTAAAGCTAAACTAGTTGTCTTTACATTTTCAAAACCGTGGGAAGCATCATCTTCAAACAAAATTGTTGAAGGTAAGCTCGCCTCTTTTTTAAGTGTCATTTGTTTCTCGTCACTCATTTCTATCTCCTTGTTATTTTTGTACTGTTACCTGCGTAAGTTTTAAATAAATCAGAGGGCATCTCACGTCCAGATTCAAGACGCTCCCTGACTACTGCTTTAAGTGTCTGAGGATGAACGCCAATTTTCTGGACGGGTTCATACCCCTGACCTTGTGCAAGGGTAGCATATTCTGCTGCCTTGTTGTCTTCGCCTCGACCAAAGGTAACGGTAATATCATTTTTAATAATATCACCTAAGTCGTTGTCTCGAAGCCATTGAAAAGCTGCCCCTTGATGCTCTTGAGGTATGGATGCGCCATATATTTTTTTTATCTCTACGGACTCTCCATCTTTCAGCTTTAATTTTGTAATATGCATTTCTTCCATCATCGCTGGTATCTCAAACTGCGATAATTGTTTTGCTTGTTCTTTTAATTTAGAAACACTTTTTTCTGCGTTAGCAATTTCGTCCTCTAAATCTTTTAATTTTATAACTTTATCAGACAAACTTTTAGCTGCGTCTGCTTGTGTTACAGATTGTACTCTATCTTCTTCATAGTCTATTTGACTCATCGATTTCACCTCTTTCATGTATGTTAAACTCAGTTGAATAGTACATTTTTTCTTGTCTATCCCAAGTTAACGTTTTATACTTTCCGTTGTTAATATCACACGCAATAGCGATAGCCAAACCTATAACTTTAGGATCTCCTGATAATAGTAAATAATCCTCATCAGAAAAATCTTTTAACAATCTTCTTAATTGATAAGTAATAGGTCCAGGACTTCTAACAATTTGTGTATCTTCTCTAAGAAGAACTTTAATTTCACCAAATTTTTGTGCCCCAATAATATTATATTTAGGACGACCTATTTTAGTTCCCGGTACTTCTTGAAGTAAATAAACAATTGATTTGCTATTTTCTTTCATGCTTGACTTTTAATATATATTTGATATTTTGTCAAATAGAAAGAAGTAATTATGCACTATAAATTTAAAACTAAACCATATGCACATCAATTAAAGGCTTTAGAAAAGTCATGGGAAAAAGAAGTATATGCCTATTTTATGGAAATGGGTACAGGTAAATCTAAAGTATTAATAGACAATATATCTATGCTTTATGACAAAGGCAAAATTAATGGTGTTCTAATTGTGGCACCAAAAGGTGTGTATCAAAACTGGTATAACTCAGAAATACCTAAACATCTTGTTGACCATATTGATAAAACAATGGTGCTTTGGAAAGCTATGATTAATAAAACTCAACAAGAAAAATTAAATACTTTGTTTAAAACAGGAGAGGATCTACATATTTTAATTATGAATGTAGAAGCTTTTTCTACTAAAAAAGGTGTTGATTTTGCTATTAAATTTTTAAATAGTCACAATGTTTTAGTTGCAATTGATGAGTCTACTACCATTAAAAACCCTAGTGCTAAACGCACAAAAAATATTTTAGGTTTATCAAAACATTCTAAATATAGAAGAATACTTACAGGTTCACCAGTTACTAAATCACCTTTAGATTTATACACACAATGTTATTTTTTAAGTCCTTGGTTACTAGACCATATTTCTTTTTATACATTTAAAAATAGATATGCAATTATGAGAACAGCTAACTTTGGTGGTAGAGATGTAAAAATTGTGGTTGGTTATCAAAGATTAGGAGAACTTTCAGAAAAATTAAAACCATTTTCTGATCGTGTGTTAAAAGATGATTGCTTAGATTTACCAAAAAAAACTTTCATGAAACGTATTGTACAATTAAGTGATGAACAAAAGAAAGTATATTCACAGATGAAACAAACAGCCCTAGCTTTTTTAAATGGTAAGGCTGCTACAACTGCAACAGTTATGACACAACTTATGCGTTTGCATCAAATAACGTGCGGACATTTTACATCTGATGATGGCACTACTCAAGTATTAAAAAATAATCGTATAGATGAGTTAATAAATCTATTGCATGAAGTACACGGTAAAGTGGTAATTTGGGCACATTATAGGCACGACATAGAAACAATCGTAGAACACATTAAAAAAGAATTTAATACAGATGTGGATAACTGTGTAATGACTTATTATGGAGATACATCTGTTGAAGATAGGCAAAAAGCAATTAAAGAAATACAAGACCCAGACAGCCCTGTTAGATTTTTAGTTGGCACACCACAAACTGGTGGTTATGGTATTACTCTTACAGCTGCATCAACTATGATTTACTATTCTAATGGTTATGATTTAGAAAAACGACAACAATCAGAAGCTAGAATAGATAGAATAGGCCAAACTAAACCTATGACTTATGTAGATATTATTGCTGAAGATACTGTTGATGAAAGAATTGTAAAAGCTCTTCGTAAAAAAATTAATATAGCTAGTCAAGTTATGGGTGAAGAATTAAAAGATTGGATTTAAAGTTTTTGTATTAACACTATAATAACACCAGCCATACCAGTCATAACAGAACCCATTGATACAAGTAATATTCTTTCTATTCTAGTTATTTGAGTTTGCAATTGATTAATTCTATCATGGGTTTGCTTTTGCATTATTCTGCAAAGCTTTTCGTGTGATTCTATTTTTTGTAATGCGTTATCTTTTGGCATATTTACCTACCCAATAACAGATAGGCTCTAGTATTTTTCTATATACTCTACCTAATGGATGCACCTTGCCTCTTGACTCTTGTCTAATATCAATAGTTCTATGCACTGCTATATGTTCTAGTGTTTTCTTTAAAAATTTATTTGTTTTAGATAATCTTACAAGAGGTAAAAATATCTTGTGATATCCCTTTTGATATTCTGGTGCTAAATCTTTTGAGTGTCTTAACCATATTTTATTTCTAAATGATCCAAAGCCATAAGACTCGTTCATCATAGTACAGACAATCTTGCCACCACTGTCACTTCCGCCTCCAGTTGTGGTTCCTCTTGGACTTTGACCTGTTTGAGTAGGTGCACTAAACCCTGCATCAGAACTAGTTTCACCGCCTCCAGTTGCAACTGTATCAACAGCATCAAAAAAACTATCTACACCTGTAACACCTGTACTAGGTGCTGCAAATCCAGTCATAGTTCCATCATCAAAATCATCTGTATCTCCACCGACTCCGGTTGTGGTTCCTCTTGGGTTTTGTCCTGTTTGAGTAGGAGCACTAAATCCTGCATCAGAACTAGTTTCACCGCCTCCAGTTGGTTCTCCTGTTAAAGCTACTTCATCAACTAAGTTTACGTCATCAGTTATAAAATCACCTAATTCTCCAGATGCTTCTCCTGGTCCAAGAACTATGCCATCATCAACTTCAACACCCCCAGCTTTTACAGCTTTCTTATTAAAATAATCTTGTGCAAATTCTTTTTTAGCTAAACCCATTTTTGTTGTGCTTGTTGAAACTGCATCATTTGCTAATGTTTCTTCATAATCACCAAAAATTGATATTGGGTTTCTACCAAAAGGATCTTGATTTAAATTACCAGATTGAATATTAAATCCGTAATCTTTTTCTGCTTTTAACTCATTAACTATACCTCTTGTTGTAGTATCTGCTAGTGAATCTTGAGGTAATAAATCAAATACTAAAGAGGCAGGTCCTCCTGCTATTTTATTTAAAGCTAAACCCGTTGCGGTTTTAGCAACGTTAAATTTTTGACCAAACACATCTATAGTATTATTTGCTGCATCAAATACACCACCTAATGTATCTTGCACTCTTTTACCAAAATCAGCTATTGTGTTAGACGCTCTTGCTAAAACATTTAATGAATCTGTTTGTGTAGGTGATAATGAAACTTCACTCATCTCTTCAGAAAGATCTTTTGGTGCTGTTTGATATTGATCAACACTAGCCTGTTCTCTAATATCTAATGGAGTTTCTGTAGGTGCAAACTCATCAACAATATTTCCACCATAAGTTCCATCCGGATTTGTTATATCTCCAGTTACATTATCTATAGTAGTACCAGGTGTAGTTGTAAAAGTTGGTTGATCACCAAAAGTTCCTGATGGAGTTAGACCTCCAGTTAATCCTACTTCAGCTATGTCAACACTTGGGTCTACTAAATCTTGAACAGGTTGTGTAACAACAGGGTCGCCTATTACTTGATCCATACCACCTCCTCCCCCACCAATGTCTACTGTTGGTGTGGTTGTATCTACTGTTGATGTAGTTGCATCTACTACTGGTGCAACATCTATAGTTGGTAATCCACCACTATAAACAGAATATAAATCTCTTATGTAATCTGTTCTTGTAGGATCAAATTTTAATCCTTGAATACCAGTAACTCCTCCCAATAATCTTGGACTTGTGGGTGTGGTTTGTCTTAACTTAGATACATCAATAGTAGGGTCTACTACATCTGGGTCTGCTATAATTGATTGTAAGATTTGATCTTCATCCATTACGCCATTCCTCTTTGTCTTAATCTGATGGCTTGTTCTTCAGGTGATAGTAATCCTAACTCTGTTGGTGTTAAGCCAGATGCTGTAATACCAGTAGGTCGTGCAGATGCTGTAGCTAATAAAGCTTCACTAATACCCGGTGTGTTTATTTGTGGTGTTTGTATCTGTGCTCTATCATCTGATGCGGGTGCTCTTCTATTAAATAAACCTCTAAGATTTTGAACACTACCAACTTCTGTGTCTTGTTCAATAACTGCTTCTTTGGGGGGAACTGGTGTTCCCTCATCTGGTAATATAAAAATACTACCACCTAACTTTGCAAGAATTATTGCAGCTTGCTTACTACCTCTTTTTAATTGTCTTAAAGCAACAAACTCTTTTAATGAAGTTGGATTTAATAAAGCTCTAGCTATTAATCTATTAGATGCAGATTGAAATAATCTTCTACCAGCTGTAAATAATCTACCAGGAGTTGTAAACTGACCTAATCTTGCTCTAATAATATCAGTAAAAGCGTTTCCAACCACTCCTTCTGCTGCTCTTGTTACAGGTTTTCTACCAGATATTTGTAGTGCTTTATTTAAAACTTCTAAATTTTTAACATACCCATCTCCAAATATTTCTCTTAGAGCAGCTTTGTAACCTCTTTCACCTCCTGCTCCATTTAAATAATTATTAAATGCTTTAGGATCTAAGAATTTATCTAAACTTAGTTTGTCAGATCTAACAGTTACTCTTTCATTTAAGTCTGCTAAAACATCTCTTTGAAATTTTTTATATACATCAGGATTTTTTTGAAGAATATTTTTTAATGTTTTTATTTCACCAATGTTAGCTGGCTTGTATATTTTATTAAATATTTCTTGAGGAGTTGAATTAATTAATTTTCCTTCAAAAGATTTATTTAATTCATTAGTTGTTTGTGTAAAAAGTTTATTTGTTTTTTCTATATTTTTTTGTAAACCACCTATTCTAGATATTTTATTATACTCAGCTTCATTAAAAAATGTTCTTAATGGTTTTTCATAAGCTTTTATAAAAGCATTGTGTTTACTTAAATTAGGTTTACCATCAACTAAAACTCTAGTTTTATAAAAATCAAAAATAGAATTTTTATATGCATTTAATGCTTCTGGTGATCTACTAATAACATCATAAACTTGTTTAGCTTCTTTTGCATTGTTAATACCTTTCTTAAAAGTTGTTTCAAAAATAGCTTCATCACCTACTTTTAATATATTACCAATTTCTACTTTTGTTAATTTAGATATTATATCATTATTTAAAAGTTCTTTATTACTTATAATTAATTCATTAAATTTTTGTAACTCATCTAAATATTCAGCGCCTGCATTTTTTTTAACTTGTTCTGTATAAGCACCTTTTAAAAATTTTAATCTACCTACATCAACAGTTTCTCCTGCTGCTAAACCTATTTCTTTTTCTCTAATTAATTTACTTAATGCTGATATAGTTTCCCTAGCATTAGCTAAAGGTATTGTTCCCTTTGGATTCATTAATTGTTCAAAAGCTTCTTTTTGAAATAAACCTTCTATTTTAGCAGTGTTAATCATAATTTTTTTCTCTTTATCTGAAAGTTTATTTATTGCTTTTGCTATTTCATCTGTGTTTATTGTTTTAATACCCGTTACGTTATCTAATTCTTTAGCAGCGAGTTTTGCATTACTTTTATATGCTGTGCTTAAATCATTTATTATTGACCTAAACTCTGCTCCTGTAGTTTTAGAACTACCATCAGGTAATCTAAATACAGTTTTAGTTAATAAATCTTCAGATGCTTTTTGTTTTTTTATAATATTTTTAACTGCATCTTTATTTCTTCTTTCTACTACTTCTTTTATTAGGACACCTGTGTCATATGCAGACCCAGTGCTATTTCCATATTGTTGTTTTATTACTTTAAAATACTCATTTAAAGCACCTGCCTGTTTTTGCCCAAATTCTCTAAACTCTGGAATTTTACCTAGTCTTCTAACATTTTCAAAAGACGCTTGTGTTGCTAATAAATCTGCATCATCAATAGCCTCTCCTAATGTAAACTTTAATTTAGATTGTGACCCTGCATCTTCTAATCTTTTATTTACAGTATTTGCAATTTCATCAGCTTCTAAAAATTTTGTGTCTTCTAAAGTTTTTACAGCGTCATCTGCAAATGAAAAAGATCTACCTTTTATCATATTGTTTACACCTTTAATTAATTTTGCACCACCTAATCCAACAAAACCAGCAGCACCAGATATTCCTGCTGTTTTAAAAGCTTCTGTAAGTAATTGCGAATCTGTTAAATCTTGATTTATATTATAAATTTTTTGACCTAATTTAAGTCTTGCAAATTCTCCAGCTCCAGCTGCTATTGCTCCAGCTGTTATACCTCCGATTGGCCCAGTGTAAATTGTGCCAACAACAGTTGCAACTAAATCAGGTATAATAACCATAGAGTCTCCACCTAAATCTGCAAAGTCTCCCATATCAAAACCAGGTGCATCTACTAATGCATATTGTTTAGTTTTAGGATTTAAATATTCTAACTCACCTGTTTGAGGTCCTGTTCTTACATCTATGTCTTGACCAAATTGTTCAGATAATACATTTTGTACAGCAAGAGCTTTTTGTTCTTGATTATATCCTAATGAAGCGGCAAATCTTGATTTACTTGTTGCTGGATCATTTACAGATACTCCTGCTTGTTTAGCTATATCTGATGTTGTAGGTTTAAAAGCTGTTTCAGAATCAAAAGCTCCTCCAAACTCATCATCAGGAAATACAAAATCAGTATATACATCTTCTGCTCTTTCTGCTGCTATACTTGGAAAAAGTTTTTTGTAATATTCAGTTTCGTCTTGATCTGAATAAAATTTTTTGTAAAATTTATCAGCTAATTCTAAATCAGGAATGTCGTTATATTCAGGATTGTTTTTTCTAAATTCCTTTAATGTCATTTTTTACCTAATGTTAAAAGGATCATTATTTGTATCTTTACTATCTTTAGATTTAGGTTTTTCTATAATGCTTCCAATGTTAAATTCTTCAAAAGATAATTCTTCACCTGTTAATATTTTATAATTATTTGATGCGTTTTGATTTCTTAAATTTACAGCAGCCGCTAAAATTTGCGCTGTTTTTTGAGGATTAGAACCAATTCCTATTTCTTCCATTTTTAATGCTATATCTCTATCTGTAAATCTTCCACCAGGTTCATCAACTCTAGCCATTAGATAAGCTAAATTAATAGCATTAGATTTAATTTTACCATATTGAACTGAATCTGCAAATATTCCTTCTCCAAGATTTTTTCTTAAATAATCATCTATCGCACCAGTTCCCTCACTTACAAAATTATTTTTAATTCCTGTGGCTTCTGCTAATTGATTTAACTGTGATCCTACACTATCTAAAGCATTTATAACTCCACCAACTGTGCCTACTTTAGCACCTTCTAAATTTTTTAACATAGTGCTAGCAACGTTGTTCATAGCAAAAGCTGCACTTTTTATTTCATTTGCTTTTTCTGTAACTTTAGCTGTTGGACTTCCTCCTTCTGATATTGATTTAATAGTTCCATCCGGATTAAAATCAATATTAAATCCTCCTTTAACAGTTGCAGCTTGTACATATTTGTTAAATGCTTTTGTTCCTGGAATTAAACCTATTGCCATAGCATTTTTTACAGCTGCAGTTCTACTATCTTTAGGTGTTTTTAACGCTTGACCAATAGCTAATTTAGCTGCTCCGCCTTTAATAGCTGCTTCTCTTGCATCATCAGCTCTTGTAAATCTTGCATAAGGATCTTTTAGTGCATCAGTAACTGACATACCTGATGCTAGGTTTAAACCAAACTCACCAGTAGGTAATCTTGTTTTAGGTGTGTATTGTTCTAATATCGCTTCTAAAGCTGCAGTGTTCCCTTTTAAAGATTCTAAATCAATATTACTTCCAACAAAAGGATTTTCTGCGTGTTTAGTTCTATCAACAAGGCCAGACATAATGCCTTCATTGACTTTACCGCCTCTTCGAAACATAGGTCGTTTTAATATTCTAGACATTACCTAAATATCCTTCCATAGATATCAGCACCTGCTAAACCTAAACCTAAAGCTGTTGTTAATGGACTAGCTTGAGCTGCTTGTGGAGCCTCGCTTATTTGCACAGTTCCTAGACCCGACAGACCAGCCACACCTTGACCTAGCATTGATAATCTTCTTCGTGGATCATCAACAGCCATTTGCGCTGTTTGTCTTTGTGCATCAAGAACTGCTTGAGCTTGTGCTTGTTGTGCTGCACCTAATGTACCAAGGCCAGATATCTGCGCTCTTGCAAAGTCTTGAGCTGCTGCACCTAATCCTCTTTGTTGATTAGCTAAAGCCATTTGATTTGCAAGATCTTGTTGTCTTGCAGCTTGTGCTTGTTGGAAACCTTGTTGTAATAAATTAGATTGTATAGCCGCTCGATTCCTGTCACTCGCTGCATCAAACTCTGCTCTTTGGACACCTTCACGGCCACCACCAAATGCACCTGGTATACCAAGTGTTGCTGCTGCTTGTTGGTTTTGTCTTATCTGAGCTTGTCTATCAAATTCTGTTAACGTTGCATCTATAACTTGTTGTTGATACGGTGACATGTATGCTGTTGTTTGAGCTGCTGTCATAGGACCTGTTAAACCAGTTGCTGCATCTGCCGCTGTTGTAGCTTTTGTTAGGAAAGGTTGAAATGCTCCAAGACCTGTTGTTGGATCTGTTGCTTGAGTTATAGCTGCTGTTTGTAATGCATCTTGTGCTGCAACTTGTGGTGCAAGTTCAGCCATACCTGCTCTTGTAATGCCAAACTGTTGTGCTTGTGCTTGTCTTTGTGCAAACTGTTCTGCAGTTTCACCTGGTTGTTGAGTTGTTGCTGTAGTAATACTAGGTATACCAGCTTGTCTTGTAAGATCTGCTGCATATGTTTTACCTAATGCTTCTACGTATTCTGGTGGTAATGTTCTTGTTTCTGTTATACCGCCTGTTTGATAACCTGCTCTGCCACCGTTAGCTCTTGCTTCTTCTCTTAAAAATGAGGGAACTTCTCTTCCTCTACCTGCATCTCCGTAAGCGCTTGTGGTTGTATCTATCATCATAGATGCGGGTGGCAAAATATTACGTATTCTACCAATAGGGCCAGCTTCTTTTAATTTTCCAGCATCTTCTTTTAATTCTTTTAATTTACTTGCAACATATTTATCATTTTCTGTAAGTATTTCTATATTACGTTCAGGCCTTGTTCTAAATCCTTCAAAAATTCTACTTGCTGCTATTGGTCTTTCTTTAGCTGTTTCTACTTCAGCCATAAATCTTAATAAACGTTTATTAGCCTGATCTTTCTTTCCTTCATCAGTTTGAAGATATGTAATTAATTCAAAATCTTTTAAAGCTTTACTGTATTCTTCATCTGAAGAAAACATGTCTCTTGTAGGAATTATACCTTTTGAAAATAATTCGATAACTTTAAATTCAATATCTAAATCACTTAATCTTGTTCGATTTTTTAAAGATCCTATGCCTGATCCTGAATTATTTAGTTCTGTTATATCTGCCATTATACTGCTCTCTTCTCTAATTTTTTCATTGTATCATACATCCTTTGTGCTCCTTTTTCAATGCTCCCGTTGCCCGCTCCTCGAACAGCGTTAGCCGTCATTACAAACTCGTTTTTAGATAACATAGCTGGTACGTCATCTGCTTTTTCTTTGATACCCACTGGTACAAATCCACCTTTATCTCTGTAGTCTCTTTCCATAACTCCTGCTTTATTTGTTCTCATAATACCTGTTGGCATACCACCATCACGAACATTGTATCTTGCAACAAATGCTTTTCTGCCTGCATCATCTAATGCAGAATACTCTGGGTCAAATTTAAAATAATTATCCATGTAAGTTTTCATCTGTGTTGCTACGTATTCTTTTCTTTCAGCTAAATAATCTTCCATAGTTTCATCTTGTTTTTTCTTTCTAAAATCACCTTTAAAATAACTATGCAATGTAGATGCTGCACTTGTAAGAGTTCCTGCTAATAATTGTTCTTGTACAATTTTAGGTAATGCTCTTACTCCTGGAATTTTATCTGTAGTTGCCTCTAAAATTTTTTCTGGTAAAATACCTGATGTATCTTTTTTTGTTTTAGAAGGATCTACTTTTTTCTCTCCTTGTTTTTCAAAAAGACCTTTTATTGCTTGTGATCTCTCTTCACTTAATGGAGAAGAAAAATCTCTTAGTCCACCACCAAACACATCTTCAGCTCCACCTAATTTTCTCGCACCTGCACCAAAAGCAAAAGTAGCAGCACCTTGTTTAAGTGCATCACTAATACTACCTCTTTGATCAAATCTACCTATACCTCTCATCAACGCTGCAGTTTTAGGTGAAAAAGGTGCAACGAATGGTGCAGCTTTAACTGCAACATCTGCTAATTCATTAGGTATAAGTTTTCTAAATCTATCTTTTATTTTACTACCTAGACCATATTTTTCTCTTGGAATAACATTTGTTATCCCGCCTTTTCCTCGCAATTGTCTTGGCATTTTTGCTCTGTTTATCATATATATGTTATTTGTTTTTTATATTAAAAAGGCAGGGATTACACCTGAATTTATATTATTACTCGTTTTTTACAAGTAAATCAAGACTATGTTGTAACCTCTCTTGGCTTAGATTGTAGGGCCGAAAGGACTACATGTAGTCTATTAGCTGTTGCTGCAGTCACTTTTAGTATCTCACTTTCCTCTAATACTAAAGGGGCTGATAATAATTCTGTTGTGGCATTGGCTGATATAGCTTTAGTTTTAAAAAGACTAAAGACATTATCACTAGTATCTGTAATGGTTACTGTTATAGTATCTGCATTTCCAGAATCCTCTGATACTAATATAGATTTAATTATAGCTGTAGTGGCCGAAGGCACTGTGTATAGTGTTGTAGCTGATGTAGTTGTTAAATCTACTTTTTTATTTACAAATGAATTAGCCAAAGAAAAAAGCCTCCGCCTCTGATTCGTCTTTTAAATCTTGTTGATAAGTAGTATTTAATTTTTGCACAATACTATCGACATCTCTTACAAAAGATTGTTGAATTTGTTGATCATAATTTTTTGCAGGTTGTGTTAAAGATTGTACTATTCTAGCCATTAGTCATACCTTATTTTTTTATTTGTATTTCTTGCCATATCTATCATATTAGATAAACCAATAGAAAAAGCATCCGCTTCTTGAGGCGTGTTAAAAGTTATAAAGTCTCCTTTTTCTATTGCATAGTCCATAGCCTTTTCTCCTAAATTAATTAATTTACCATTTATCATTCTTATTGTTGGAAATAATATTTCTTTACCTTGATATTTTCCACTTCCTGTTTTTACAGTTTCAATAGCTTCAGTAGTTGGAGTAGAAGGATCTAATGCTCTTTTTATCCATTCTCTATCGTATGTGTTATAATCTTCCATTATCTTCTACCATCTGGTTGATAATCTATTCTAAATGTTCCAAGTTTCCAAAACTGACTTGTGCTAGTGTTATCTATTTTTAATGATATTGATCTAGCTCTAGCTCGTGTATCTATTTTTTGTGTACCACTGGTTACAGTAAACGGACCTAATGTAGAACTAGCTGCAGTATCATTTGGAAAGTCTCTTAAATTTAATGTTATTCTTGCATCACCTGTTTGAGATAAAAAGTCTGGTATCACTCTTCTTATTTTCATCATAAACTCACCATCACCAGCCAAACCTTGTTGACCTATATCAAAGTCTCCTGATTCTATATTTGCAGTGATTGCAGTTGTCTGACCTTCTTTTACTTGGTTTAATCCTGTTTCATGTTCATAATATGTTGATGTACCATCACTATTACCAAAAACATAATTAGTATCTGTTACCGCAGTTGTGCCACTTGAATCATATTCTGTTGCATGTGGTTTACCAAACACAGCTGAGTCTTGCCATGCAGTTCTAGCTAATGTGCCTGTTGTCCATACCGGTCGCTCGGGACTTGAGTCTAGATAATTATAAGCCACCATTCTATTTACTGTCCCTGAACCTGAGTTAGGATAGAACCACATAACTTCACCAAACAAATTATTAAGACCTGCATTAATATGTTGTTTAGGAATTGTATTAATATCGTCAAACACATGATCCTCTACTAAACAAGGCAGTGATTCTAATTTACCAGTGTATCTAAAGAAACCATTCTCCGACATCCAATAAGCTGCACCGTCAACTTCAACAGCTGCGTTCTGTCCAATTAATCCACAGTTTGTACCAACTTGTTGAAATGAGAAAGTAAATGGTGGACCAACAAAACGCATAATAAATAATGCAGTATCAGTCCATATGTAAATCGCATCACGACCTCTAATGGCTCCAACAAGTTTAGATCCGTCTGAAAGTCTTTGCGTACCTGCTGTGTTTGTTGCTGATGGTGTATATGTATTAATATCTTCTTGAGAAGAGAATCTTATAAACATAGGATCTTGTGTAGATTTAGTCCCTATTGTTGTTTCTGTTCCAAAAAAGATTAAGTGTCTATCGGGTGTGGATACTAAACTAAATGCAGATGCTGTCGGCGCTCCTGTTATAATAGTTGCTCTTGTGTTGTTTGCTCCTGTAGGATTTGAGTCCCATTCAAAACTTTCACCTCCATTAATTGTTGCAATAAGTTTATTACCAAAGTTATCTAATGACCATAACCCTGGTGCTGTTATTACGTCACCTGATGCTGCAGCGTTCCATGCAAAAAATTCAGATGCATCAGTTACCGTGTCACCAGATGAATGTGAGGCAGCAGTGGTTCCTGAAGCCCCTCTTGTTAAACCTGTTAAAGTATTTCCGCTATTACCTGTATAAGTAATTAATTCATTGTCTATTAAAACTGTACCAGAAGATGGAAACGAAGATGAACTAGCCATACTTAAACTTGTAACAGATGTATTAATGTCTGCTGAAAGAGTAGATGTAAATTGTCCTGTTTTAAAACCACTCCAAGGACCAAGTCCAAATCCAGTAGATGCAACTTCTACTGCTGGTCCAACAGGATAGTAATGTCTAACTCTAATACCACCAGATGTAGTTCCTCCTGATCCTGATTCATTTGATCCAACATTTATTGTTAAAGTTGTAGATGATGGTATTGACGTAACCATAAATTTATTATCATCAAAGTTTTGTGAATTAAAATTAGAATTAGTTATTCCTGAAAAATTATCTAATAATATAATATCAAATTTATTTATATTATGAGCAGAAGAAAAAGTTAAAGTTACAACAGCTGAACCGTTAGTTGTTGTAAATGCACTTGATAAAGTTGTTGTAGATTTAATAGGGTGTATATCATAAAAAATACCACCTGAGTAAGCATATAAAATTCTATTAGTTCCAAGCACAGCATATTTGATACCCGACGTATTTATGAAGTGATGAACAGCTGTATTACGACCTGTAATATCAACCGATCCTAACTGTGACCAACCACCTATTTTTTCTGGAGAACCATATCTAAAACGAACGTTATCACCATTAACCCATTGGCTTTCGCCACCAGTTGATGTAACTTGTTTATTAAATCCAGGTGCAAATTTTACTTTTTGTAACATATAAAAAACCTATAATAATTAGGCAGGAGATGGTGTGGTGGAATCTCCCGCCAAATTACTATTGTACAATATTATTTGGGTAATTTAAAGCCTTTAAACCAAGCTGGCAACCCTAAAAAAGGACGTTTATCAAATTCGTTTTCTTTTGCCATTTTTGAATTAGCTTTGTTATAGTGTAAAAATACTTGTCCACAATGCTTACCAGTAAACTCTTCTCTCCAATGTTCTAAATCACAACCAGAATATATTAACATGTCTCCAGGATTTAAGTTAACTTTAATTCCCGCTTGACCCTTGTTGCCTGTTGGATCTAAATATATTGGCCAGTTATCTCCACCTAGATTTAATGTCGTAGATATTTCACAAGAGTACCTGTCTTTATGACGAGCCAATACATCACCTGGTTTATATATTCTTGCATAAGAATAAGTTTCTGATAATTTTAATCCTGTATGTTTTTCCATAACAGGTCTTACTTTTTGTAATAAAGTTTCCATTACTAAATCACTGTAATGAGAATATGTATTAGGAACTTGTGCATCTGCCCATGTACCAAAATACTCTGTAAATGGAGATATGTATCTTTGATCAAATAAAAATCTAGAAACTTTTCTTTTATTTAAAAAATAAGCGTAACAAAAATCTGCCATTTCTTTAGAGATTGCATTTTTTAAAATGCTATATTTATTTTTTTGAAAAGCCGATTTTTTTAATGACATTTTTTCCTTTCAGTTGCATTTTTGATTTTATAAAATTATCTATAAAGTTTGGTTTATTCTTTAAACTACCTGTTTCTAATGTGGTTTTAATTATTGCTTTTTTCATATCTTTATTTAATTTTGACATTTAATACACTCTTTGGTATGGCTTGACAATTCCAATGTATAAATCTAAATGGTTCATACCCCATGTCAACAATATATTGATGTGGCATATACGATGGAAAAAATATCATTCTACCTGGTTTTACTTTATAAGTTATCTGAGTTGATGCATGAGTAACTTTTGTTTTATCTTTTTCAGGTAATAAATTCATCATATTACCTGCTCTTGGATCTTCAAACATTGGCATTGATGTTGCTTCACTTGCTTTTAAAAAATAAAAACCAGACATGTGTCCGTTCCAGTGTGTGTGTAAAGTGTGATGACCACCTCCTTGTTTTGCAAATTCTTGTACCCACATTTCAGTTATAAACACTTGATAATTAGTTAAATCAAAACCCATTTCTCCTAATAAATTATGTGAAGTTGCACCTACATATTCCATTAGATCTTTAAATTTAGGATCTCCTATTAAAGAAGTTGAGTGAAAGACATGACCCATATCTCCTTTATCTCCAAATTTTTTGTTTCTTTTACTTATATCTTTTTTAATATTTTTTTTAGATTCTTTAATATATTTATCAGACGCCTTATTTAATTGATTTACATATTTGGGTTCATCTGCAAACCATATAGGACATTTAAAATATTCTTCTAAATTTAATTGATTTGGAAAACTCATTTAAATGGCCACCCTAAATTCCATATTACTAGACTATGCCTTGATCCACTTTTAACAGGACACACTCTATGCCAAACAAAACCAGGAAATACAACTAAAGATCCTTTTGGTAATATCTCTTTACATTTTTTAACATTACGTTTTTTGTCTGGATCTAGATTTCTAAAATCAAATTCTAACTCACCACCTTTATAATCTTTTGGATCTGATAATGTAACTGTAACAGATAGTTTTCTTATTTTCCCGTGATCAGGTGCGTTTGTATCTTCTCTTATGTATGGCTTATCCCAACCATCACAATGCCAATCATAAAATTGACCTTTTTCATATTTAGTAAATTGACAAGACTCAGAAAAATCCCATTGAAAGTTCCATCCGGCGTTTTGATTTGCTTGATGAACATAGGGTTGGATTTCTTTATATATCCATCTATCATTCATCCAAACAATATTAGAATCTCTTTTCTTTTTTAAATCTTTTACTTGATTTTTATTTAATTTTTTATTACCAAGCCCACCTGTAACTGCCATTTGATCTTGTATAGATTTTCCATAACGAACGATATCATCACAAATTCTATGAGGAATAGCTGATTTAAAATACCAATAATAATTTGTTAGTTGCATGTTCTTTCTTTACCACACTATACTTAATTTTAACTTACTGTCAATGTACCAGAAGCTGTAAATTTAGCTATTTTACAACCGTCTGGATGAGTTGATGCTGTAAAAGCACAACAAGGAGTTCCTGCAAAAGTAATTGCACTTGGTCCTCTAACTACCACTATACCTGATCCACCTGCTCCTCCAGAGTTTTGGCCACCACCTCCACCGCCACCACCACCTCCGGTGTTAGCCGTTGCATTGGCTCCCGTTACATTTATATTTCCACCAGCACCACCGCCACCTGATCCACCAGATCCACCGGTTGCTCCAGGTACATTATTACTAGCTCCACCTCCACCACCGCCAGAATAACTTGTATCTGGTCCTAAAATTGTATTAGGTGCTCCAGCACCTCCAGCGCCTGCTCCTCCTGGAGTTGATGAAGATCCACCTGCAGCAGTAGCTCCTCCACCACCAGAACCACCTATGTTACCACCCGGATCTGGTGAGGCATTAGTACCACCGTCATTTCCTTGAGGTGGGTCTGTTGGTGGAGTGTTTCCACAACCTCCAGCCAAACCAGCGGCTCCTCCTCCAGCACCAGAACCTGATGCTCCATCTAATCCAGTGTCATCATCTGTTACACCACCAGCGCCACCATTCGATGTTATTGTAGAAAAAACTGAGTTACTTCCTGTTGCTCCAACTCCACCTGGTGGACCGGCACCGCATCCTTTAGCTCCTCCAGCTCCTACTGTAATCGTGTATTGTCCTCCCTCTATTACTAAAGCAGAACCTCGTAAAGGACTTGGTCCAAAACCTGAAGCTCTATACCCTCCTGCTCCTGCACCACCGCCTCTACGACCACCACCACCGCCGCCACCACCAACTACCATATAATTTACACTAAATACTTTTTTAGGCCATATAGAAGCTCCACATGCTCCAGCTGTTTGAGCTGTAAAGTGTGTTTTTAAATTCCACATACCACTCGCTTTACTTAATTCTTTTACAATAACTAATCCTGATCCACCAGCGCCTGAATTAGCATTAGCTGGTCCACCACCTGATGATCCACCTCCACCGCCAGTATTAGTTGTGCCTGCAGTTCCTGCTTGACCTGTCCCACCAGGCCTTGCTCCACCTGCTCCACCACCACCAGCTCCTCCTGATCCGGCAGAAGATCCATCAGCATCACTACCGGCACCTCCACCGCCACCAACTGCAGAAATAGGAGAAGGAAAATCAGCTGGAACACAAACTCCTGCACCCCCAGCGCCACCTGCATTTCGACATGCGCATCCACCAGCTGCACCTGCTCCACCTCCACCAAAACTTTTTGGCGAACTTCCTGATGGAAAACCACCTCCTGGATTTCCTTGAGAAGGTGATACGGGAGGGACGTTACCTTGACCACCTGGTTTACATGCTAAACCTCCACCGCCTGATCCACCATCTTTTACAGATGAGGGAGTGCATGCCGCAAAAACTCCTGCACCTCCACCTGCTGATTGATAACAAGAACTTACTATATTTGTAACATTTCCTACGTTTCCATTTGCTCCTGGTCCTCCAGCTACTGAAGCACCACCGGCACCAATCGTGACAGCAATTGCACTTCCTCCACTGCCTGTAGGTATATTTTGAATTGTTCTAACACCACCTGCACCTCCTCCGCCACCTCTATCAGAGGCACCGGCACCACCTCCACCTACAACAAAAGCATTAACAAGTGTTGTTCCTGACTGTGCTGTGACGTTTCCTGATGATGTTTTAGTAGTAACAGTGCATTTTCCGAAAGAAGCTGTGTTTTTTTTTCCAGTTATACCACCGTTGGTTCTAGCCATTTAAGTCTCCTATTCGGACACCCAAGCTGTGCCGTTCCAATCGTATATAGTTTTGGTTTCTGATTCGTCGTTTGATTTAGTTGCTTTCCAACCTTTTGTATTATCTGAATTATAAGCTGTTTCGTTCCAATAAATGCTATAAAACCATGAAGGGGTGCTTTCACCATCGTCTGTTACCGATGGATAAGTTATAGGTGCTTTCCAATCGTCACTTGAATCAAGTGACCATGAAGCAAAAGGCTGCGGTAGTAAAAATTTATTTTTTGATGAATTATAAACATAACCTATGCCTGCATATTGTTTTCTAAAATTATTATTGTAAGAAGTTTGTTTCCATGTACCACCACCAAAAAAATTAATACACCATGTTTCTCCATCAACGTGTTCATCTGAAGGAACAACACCATTATCTACAACCACAACTCTTTTTACAACTAAATGTGTGTCAGATGTGAAACCTGTTGGATCGGTTTTTGATTCTAATTCTGCAAAATGTGCCATAATTTATCCTTATGTTTATTTATATTATTATATTTATTTAGTCAATTTTTATCAAAAACTCCATGCTCCTGATTTTACTTGATCGTATACTTCGTTAATATTCCATACTCCAGGAGCTATTTTTTCAGTTGATTCTGGTTCTTTAATAACTACAACACCTGCTCCACCTGCTCCTCCAGGATTACCAGAGTTTGCTCCACCTCCGCCACCACCACCAGTGTTAACTGTTCCTGCAACTCCACAAGCTGGTCCTGGACTTCCTGGACTACCACCATTTCCTCCACCACCTGCTCCTCCTGTTCCGTGCTTGCCTGCACCACTGTGTGTGCCTCCACCTCCACCGCCAGCATATGTTACATCTGATCCAGTGATTGTATTAGGTGCTCCTGCTCCACCTGGTCCACCTGGACTACCATGAGGACTAGGATTATTTGAGCCCGCAGCAGTTGCTCCACCACCGCCACCACCTGAGGAAGCATTACCAGGGCCTCCACCTCCTCCTCCAGGATTTCCTTGAGAAGGACTAACGGGTGGAGTATTACCAGCGCCACCACAAGCTCTAGGTACATTTCCTTCGCCTGAGCCACCACCACCACCTGATCCTCCAGTTCCTCCTGGTTGTTTAGTATTACCGTTTGTACATCTATAAGCAGCACCTGCACCACCACCCGTTGATGTAATCGAAGAAAAAACTGAATTACTACCTCTTGAACCACCAGAGCCACAACAAGAACCACCTGTTGGAGGTCCAGCATCACCAGCGGCTCCTCCCGAATTTGAACCAGCAGCACCGCCTGCTCCAATTGTTATTGGATATGAGGTGTTTTTAGTTACAGGGATAGCGGATCCTCTTAATGGACTAGGGCCAAAGCCTGAAGCTCTATACCCTCCTGCTCCACCACCACCAGCTCTATATCCTCCTCCACCGCCACCACCAGCTACTACTAAATAATCAGCGTTAGCAGTTGCTTGTGCAGTAAAAGTTCCTGAGGAAGTAAATGAAGTTACTTTTGCTGAAAGTGTTGAACATGTTACTTGTTGTATTGGTCCTATAATTCCGCCATTAGCCATAGCCTATAAAACCTCCTACGCGTCGTCTAATAGTTCATATGAAACAAAATAACTTAAATCATTTGCAGCCGAAGCTGTAAAATACAATAAATCAGTTTCATCTAAATATATTGGATTCTCTAAAAAACTTAATGTTGCATCTGCTGGAACTGAAATAGTTTTTGCAAGATCAACATAGTTAGATCCATTATCTATACTAACTTCTATTGTAATATTAGCAGCGCTTGACCCATCGACGTTTGCTACTAAGATTGTATTTATTTTTGCTACTTTATCAGCTGGAACATCGATTGCTTCGGTTCTTGATGTTCCTGTTAATTTAGCAGCTGCGTTTTTTGCATTTATTGTTGCTACGTTTACTATATTTGGTGTTGCCATATTATCTCCTTTTTATCCGAATACGATTGCCATTGCAATAGCTTTTCCAACTGATGCAAAGTTTGCGTTAGCGTTGATATATGTAGTTAATCTAGAAGCAGCAAGTTTTCTATTAGTTCCACCTGCTCCATCATCTACTATAAATAAATCTGCGTCAGCTAAATCAGCTCCTATATCTGTTGCCCCGTCTATATCTAAACCACCTATAGGTACAACAGGTGCTTGACTAAATGTTACAACCCCACCCGATGAAATTGCCATTGCATCTGTATCAGAGGCAGAACCTATTTGTCCACCATCTGCTATTACAAGATCGTGATTTAATATAAGAGTACCAGCATCTGACATATCAAAAGTACCTGCTGTAAAAAGTCCTCCACCATCAGAATCGCTTCCTAGAAAAGTTATATCTCCATCATTAATCATTGCTCTGATATCTAAATCATTACCTTGTCTTATAAATCTACCAAAGTCTACGCCATTATCTTGTAACTCAATTTCAGCGCCATCTGCGTCTAAAACAATATCACCAGCGCAATCTACTTTAAAATCATTGCTAGTAGTAATTGTTAAATCAGTTCCATCTCCAGCTATATTTTCGCCAGCGTCACCGAATTGTATAAAAGAATTGTTTGCTAAAATAACATCATGTGAAACAGTTAAAGTGCCATCAGAAGACAATGACATTTTCTCAGAAGCAGTTTCACTAGCTGCGGTTCTAAAACTTAATTTAGTAGCATTATTATCAGCTGCAAAATCACCTTCAGATACAGCTGCAATACTTGCAGCAACTAATCTTGAATCTGTACCAGTTCCCTCACTTGGTGCTTGGAAATTTAATATCCCTATAACATCATCAACAGCAATATCAGCTTCGTCAGTAGCTAGTGTTAAATTTACAGTGCTATCATCACCTGTTGCTGTATGTAATATCTGTAATCCAGCGTTGTGAACATGTTGTAATCTTATTTCAGAATTAGCACCAAATGTAAATTGTGCTGAATCTGATGACATAAAAACATCATCTGCAACATTAATATCACCTACGAAATTTACTTGTCCCGATGATTCAATAGTCATTGCAGTTGCAGCTGAAGCAGATCCTATTGTGCCATCATCTTTAATTAAAATATCGTCTGCAAAAGTAACAATACCATTACTATCTCCTTGAATCCAAGTTGTAGTTGTTGTACCATCGTAACCAGAAATTATTAATTGTCTATCGCCAGTATTACTAGAAACATCTGCATTTGAACCAATTATTACATTTCCTGTTCCTGATGTTAAAGCATAACCTGCTTGCCAACCTATAGCCAAATTATAATCACCGTTATCTACTGAAGCTAATGTTCCAGTACCCAAAGCACTGTTATAAGATCCACCTGAAGTATTTGTAGTCATGGCAGAATCTCCAAAGATTGCGTTTTGTTCTGCACTTGTTATGCTTTGACCAGCAGCTTGACCCAGTAATGCATTTCTTGAACCAGTGTTTATAGCTCCACCAGCATTTCTTCCTATTGCTGTATTTTTATCTCCAGAAGTTAAAGCATCTAAAGCTCCAGAACCTACACCAGTATTCCTTATAGCGGCATTTAAAGTCCCTGAGGTTGCGTGTCCAAATAAAACACTATCTGTAAAATTAGTTCCACCAACTTTAAAAAAAGATGAACCTTCAAGAGTATATGCATCTGCTTCTAATGTTCCATCTACATCAACATTACCTGATATATCTAATTCTGTTGCTATAATTTTATCATTAAAAGTAGCAGCCCCTGCTGCAGACATATCTAAAGTTAATGCTGTAATAGTTGATCCACCGTCGTTACCTTTAATTAAAAAATCTTTATCAGAGACTTTAGTTTCTAAAATTACGTCACTAGATGAATTATGAATACGAGCCATTTCAGTGCCATCATCTTCATAAATAATACCACTACCTGCTGTGCCAGCATCAAGTGTAATACCACCAGCTGATTCTATATTAATAGAATCAACCGCAGTTCCATCTGATACAACATCTAAATCACCATCTGCATTAGATCCTATTGTTAAACCTGAATCTCTAAATTGAATTACATTAGCACCATTTAAAAGAACACCAGTATCAGCAACATGAGTTAGTGTCACATCTTGGTCTGCACCAAGATTAATAACTGCTGCATCTGCTAAAAATAAATCCGAAAACTCTAAAGAAGAAGTTCCTAAAGCTGCACCATCTGAAGCATCAGGTACAAAAGCTGTTGTTGCTGTAATCGTAGTACCTTGAATTGTGCTTGTCGAAGTAATTGCACCAGATCCAACAGTCCCTGCAAGTGTAACATTTGCTCCGCTAAATGTTGCAGCAGTTGTTGTTCCTGATTTAACAATTAAATTACCACTTGAATTAGTTAAACTACCATAAGTTGTACCAGCATCTTTTAAAAAAATATCTGCACCATCAGCATCTAAAACAATATCAGCAGGTGAGTCTATTGTGATATCACCAGTTGAAGTTCCTATTGTTACCGCTGCATCACCAGTTGAAATATCATCTGCAGCAACTCCTAATGCAAAACCAGTGTCAACTATATTTGTACCATCAGAGAAAACCATTTTTGTAGTTTTTTCTGTAGCTCCAAAAGTAACACCAGTTCCCGATGCTGTTTTAAATTGAACGGTGTAAGATCCAGAAGTTCCATTTACGACTACATAAACTTTTTCTATTGAGTCTGGTACAGTTACAATAGAGTTACCTGATATTGTACCTGTTAATTTTATAACTGCGTGACGAGCGACTGATGTAGACTCTGTTGTATCGCCATCTGTAATACTCAACGCTGTTGTTCCACCACTAGTTACTGCTTGTTCTACGTAACCAGCAATTGCTTTTTCTACGATTTGTAAGTTAGTATTAGTTTTTGTTCCCCATGTACCGGCATTTTCGCCAGTTGCCATTAGTTCTATACCGAGATCTGAAAATGTTGATGCCATAATTTAATCCTTAAGGTGTT